CAAGTACGGTGAAAATGCCTATGACATGTATCAAGAGGCCAAATCAATCCGTATTCGCGTAGCCAACTAAAACCATCAAAAACCACAGAAACCCAACACCACCCCATACAGAACACATGGGCAATACCATGCAAGACCACGAAAAACCACACGCTGATATGAGGACTTCTGTGAAAAATAATTCCCTTGGTGAAACTCCTCAATACACCGACCTTCTTCTCCACTCTTCTCCTCTATATACTGATAGTGTTAGGGGAGGTAGTGTGGATGTGTTTGTGTGCAGTAATTCACTCAAAAAGCAGCCCTGGCTGCTCAGAAACGCCCTTTTGTCTCGTTTGTGGGATCGTGTTCGTGGTTTCTATTTTGACTGGAGGCTCAAGATGACTCGTAATGAAAAGACGCAACAAAAGTCCACTGTTAAGCTAATGTCTACTGACGTCCGACCTCCCAATGATGACAGGCAGTTGTCTATTTACGAACTGCTTTACGCCACGCAATGTCAGGCGATTTCCGAGTTCATTGAGATGATGGTTCGTGACGGAAACATGACTGATGGTCAGTTGGACTTTGTTCAGAGAAAGCTTCTTGGGGGACTTACGGATAGCGCAAAGGCATCTCTTGTCATTCGTGCCATGTACGGAAACCGAAGGGATCACTTTACCTTTGCTGACAAGGCTAACAATGACTGACCTCACCAAAGAAGACCTCAAGAACATTTGTGAGTCTCTTATCTACCACAGGAAGTGCATTGTGCGTGAACTTCACGGACTTTTGAAGTGGGGGAACACCAATGACGATATGGAGCGAACCTGGCGTCTTACTGACGAGCGTGCAAAGATTGAGGACCTTCTAGTAAAGATCATTGGAGAAAAGCCATCTGATAATGTTTGGGACTTCATTGAGATCGACCACGAAGGAATTGTTAATGACGGTATCTTTTGGCGGCGAGAGCCGGAGGTTTTCTGATGCTTACACACGAAGTTGAATTTGATACGAAGACCCTCAAGAACAAACCATTCTGTGATGTGATGCGGCGTGAGTTTGGGGACTTTAACAAGATCGCCGTTCAGTTTTCTGTTACCAAATGGCGTTCTTTCCTTGAATCTCCAAGGCATTATACATACGAAGCAAAGGAAATCCTTGTTCACAGTGTTTATGCCACAAATACCGAAACAGAAGATTACGTTGAATACGAAGATCCACAAGACGCACTGAGCGAAAACGGATACAGGCACATAATTGGTCTGTGTTTTAACGAATGCTCAGAAAACCCAAATGTAGTTGTGGAGTTTGTTGAAGAGGCTCGCAATAGGAACCAGCCCGACAGGTACGAGGAGGCTTGAAATGGAACCAAAGATTGATAAGAATTGTGCAGACCACATTTCTCGTGAAGTCAATAAGATTCTGAGAATGGCAAGTTCCAAGATGTCTGAGGAGGACTTTTTCAGCATTGAAATGGCTGCAGAAGGTCTTATGCAGTACATTTACAAGAACTCACTCACTGAAGAAGAGGAAGAAAGCCAGGCTCTTCTTGATGAGCAAACGGCAAATTATTACAGGGATCTTGGGCTGTAAAGAAAAGGAGCACAAAATGAATGACACAGAAATCATGAACTCATTGATGCGAATTGACGGAAGATCGCAGAGCATCAATATGATTGCATCGAATCGAATTCAAGATCTAAATATCGAAATCGCCCGCATCACCGCCGAGCGCGACGAGGCAAGGCGGATGTATTGCCGACAAACAGCTGATTCTTTGGAGAACTATAGAGAACCAGAAAGAATTGCAGAAGACAGAAACTGGGATTGTTTTGAAATCGAAAACACTCCTACGAACAGCGAAAAGACTGGAGAAGAGCATCTGAGTTTAGCCAATCAAGAAGAGGCTAGACAGGCTTGGTATGATAATAGTTACGGTCCAGACGGAGATGAGTTTGATGACCAAGACGATTATGACCCAAGAGAAGACGAGGGTCTAGATGAAGAAGTTGATAATGGTGATTTGAGCGAATCAATGAATAAGATTTGCGATAAATACGAAAACGTTTTCAAGAAGCTTAGCGAAACAGATTCTAATTATCGCCAACACAAAGAGGGTGCTGACTAATGAATCAGCAATTTGTCATGCATATGTTTATTTCTGATCTCTCCACAGCCATTTTTACAAACAAGCCAGTGAAGGAGGTTTTTGATGCCTACGAACAAACTTTCAGAGTCTGTGCTGAGCCTTCCAGTGATAACGACAGGAGTGATTCAGAGGTACAAGGGGAAAATATCAACGGATCTACAGAAGTTCAAGACAATCAAGCAGGCTGATCTAGTTCACGGTAAGTTTTCGTCCCCGTCAAAAATGCCTGGATGGGGATACGCATTGCCGTCAAGCAAGTGCAAGACAGGTGGAAAGTTGAGGTTTGTTGCTGGTTCTGTTTGCTTTTCTTGCTATGCAGCTGACGACTGGGCTTGGGCCAAGCAAGGAGGCCATCACTCAAACTATCCCTGGAGCAATGTAAAGTCAGCAAACGCAAGGCGATTTGAGTCTTTGAATAATCAGCAATGGGTTCCATCAATCGTTTTCACCATTCTCAAGAGAAAGTGTAAGGAGTTTAGGTGGCACGACAGCGGAGACCTCCAGTCGCTTAATCACTTTTTCAATATCTGCAAGGTTTGCGAGAACACACCGAATACTATTCATTGGCTTCCTACAAGAGAGTACGAGATCATTGATTCGGTTGATTTCAGCATTCCTGACAACCTTTGTGTTCGTGTTTCTGCACATATTGTCGGAAAGAACGCACCAAGACGATTCGCTAACACATCAATAGTTGTAGATGACCCTTCTGGTCACCAACATGTTTGCCCTGTGACAACAGACGAAAACCGTAAAAACTGCGAAGACTGCAGAAACTGCTGGGACAGGTCTATTCCAACCATTGCTTATGTGAGGCACTAATGAAAGATGTTGCTCTTGTTTTCAAGAACGTTTACGTTCCGAACGACTCAGTTCCGTACACGATCAGAGTTGAGGCCTCTGTTGACTTCTTGAACGAGGACGAAGACGACGACGATTGTCACATGGATTTTGTTTCTTCAGTCTGGGACATCAAGGAAATCAGGCTTACTGACTACACTAGGCACAGCAAGGCTAGTGTTGAGACATCCTGGGGTGTTGGTTTTTCACTTGTTGACAATAGCGAATACAAGAAGGTTGCTGATTTTGTAAGCTCATTTGATTTTGCAGAGATGGTTTACGACAGGATCGCATCTGGAAACACAGGATCTGAAATCATTTACGGAGACTACTGGCTATGAAGGTTATAGTAGTTTTTGATTTTCCTGACATCAAGGACGTTGAGTCAAATGAGGCTGATTTTTGGATTGATGCGCTGAGCGCAGACCTTAAGAATCTTGAAGATAATGTTGGCTACAACTGGCATATTGAAGACGCAACCGAGGCCTAATAGGAGAAACTATGTCAAACTTTGTCACCATTGTTGTTCTTAACGACGGCGAAACCTTTACCGACATCCGTGGATGCTCCATCTGCGTTGTTCTAGAAGAACAATACAATAGCGTTGTTGATTCTGGTGGTGACGCAAAGGATTTCGAGCCTATCGTTGAGATTGGCCTTGATTCGATTGGGGGATTCAATGGGATGTGATTTTGTAAACTGGCTTCAGAACCAACCGACTGAGGTGAATCATGGCATTTAACAGATTCATGTTCAACAACAAGACTGTAGCTTCACTTGATGGCTTTGAGAACATCACAAGACGAAGACCAGCAGATATGGTTCCATTGGAAACTTACGTAAAGTTTTGGTCAAGGTCTTATGGAACTCTGACTGTTGGTTGCGAAATTTTTGTCTGCGACAGCATTTACAAGTACACTAATCCATGGTCAAAAAACCAAGTTTCTAGACCAACCATTCTTCGTGCATCATTTTGGCATTCTCAAGACCACAAGACTGAACCGATCAATTTCAAAATTTGTAGTTCTTACGGTCTAAGACTAGAGAATCCAGAAGATAGTTTTGAAGAATTCAAGCTTGCTTCTGTGATTATCTCCGAAAAGATCAAAAGTATGCTCTAGTGTATTACAAATATGGCACTGCAAATACGTCAAATCAAGTCCGATAAAAGCCTAGGACTTTTCTGGAACGGAAACACGTTTGCTGCTGTTGGTTCTGCAAAAACATTCACATCATTCAGGTCTGCGGCTATTGAAAGTGCTAGAATATCCGTGTCGTTTGGTGTACAAACAGAGGTTGTTGATTCTGTCTCAAATCAAAATGATGCAGATCTACAGTCTGTAAAATACAAGGCAACTCAAGAAGTTGGAAAGAAAACAGCGTCAGTCAAAGTTGAACTTTTGTCCCAAGATGAGATTTACAGGAAGACATGATTTCAAATATCACCCCTCCCACCGTTGAACGATTCGGTTCATTTACAGAGTCAAAGTTCGGTATTTCTTCAAGCGAAGATCTTGTCTACATCTTTGACATTCTTCGCAGCAAGCTTTACTCAAACAAGATCGCTGCTGTTGTCAGAGAGTACTCTACAAATGCCGCTGATGCAAATGTAGAAAACGGTCTGCGCGATAAGCCAATCGTAATTACAGCTCCGACAAGAATGGTCCCACAATTCAAGGTTCGTGACTTTGGTCGCGGACTTACTGAAGAAGAGATCAGGAATGTCTACTGTATGTACGGTCGAAGCACCAAGCGAAACAGCAATGACTATACTGGTCAGCTTGGTCTTGGCTCAAAGAGCGGATTTGCTTACGGTGACTCATTCACAATCATTTCCTACAAGGACGGCGTAAAGCACACGTATACCGCGTACATTGACGAAACCAGGCTTGGCTCTATTGCAAAGGTTGACGAAAGCAAGACCAAGGAAGATAACGGTATTGAGATTGTCATTCCCGTAAACATTTCAGACATTCGCTCTTTCGAGAGCGAAATCGCAACCGCTGTCAAGTATTTCAAGGTCAAGCCAAGCGTTCTTAATATCAGCGACATCTCTTTTCAGTCTGACGAAAAAGAGATCCTTTCTGGAAACGGTTGGAAGGTTTACGGACATGGAGTAAGCTCCTACTATCAGAGCAGGGCTGTCGCAGTTATGGGAAACATTGGTTATCCCATCAATGTTCAGACCCTGACCAACAACACATACGCTGTAAACGCACTAACATCGCCAATCTGCATTGATTTTGAAATTGGAAAGCTCAGCATCTCAGCAAACAGAGAAGAGCTTGAGTACAATGAGGCAACAAAGAAGGCTATCCTTGATCGGGTAAAGGAGATCGAAGCTGAAATCATCGAATCTACCGAAAAGCAGCTAAAGGCCTGCAAGAACATCATTGAAGCCAAGAAGAAGTTTGGTTCTTTCAACAGGCATTTTAGCTGGATTATCAACGGTAAGGTAAAGTGGAACGGTATCACGATTAACAGCAGTAGCCTTGATATCAACACCACATTCTGTACCGCGAGACTGTACAATCCTAACGGCAAAAGCGAAGTTGTGCACCACATTTTCCTGGGCGACAACCACAGGAATGTTGAAGAGATCTTTTACCATGACGGTCAGCGTGGAAACTACGCAAAGGTAGCGCACCTCGCAAAGACCAAGAACTGCTTCTACTGCCTTATCCAGTTCCACGACAGAACCAACGATGATGGTGGAACCACACCACCTGACGCATGGATGAAGGCAAACGGGCTTGAAAGGAGTCTTTTCAGAAACGCAAGCACCCTTGCTGATCCACCGAAGTCTGTTCGTCTCCCAAGAGTAAAGGGTCAGTCTTATTGCAACTGCCACTTCATCAAGGACGAGAAGTCGCTCAAGTCATGGGGAACAGCTTCTGAAAATTACGAGTCTGGAAAGTGTGACAAGAAAGCTGGCGGTCTCTATATCAAGGCAGACCACTTCCTTGTCAAGATTAACGGAAGCAGAATTGCAGCAAAGGACTTTGTTCGTGTTGCAAAGCTCTTCAATGAGATTACTGGAGAGTCAATCGACGTAAACAAGACTCCAGTTTTTAGAACAAGCGAAGCTGAATCGCTCAGTGATAAGTGGACTGATCTAAATGATTACATGATTGAGAAGCTTAACGGTTGCAGCACAATCGTAAAATACTCCAATCTGCAATCATACTCTGATCTTTACGAGTCTCTTGGCGGCTACTACGGTATCGGAATCTTCAACAAGAGCCTGTTGAACGCCATTTCTTCACGTTCTAGCGAATTCGCAGATAAGCCAAGAGTTGCAAACCTTATTTGTCTCTGGGAAAACATCAAAGCCTTCATGGAGGAAAACCAAAAGCAGATGAAGGGCGGTATGTACGAAAAGATCAGAGAAATTGGCCGCTTCTTCACAATCAACGCTGATACCAATAACAAGAATGAGCCAGAACAACTCAGAGAAGAAATTCAAAACATGGAAAAAGAATACCCGCTTCTTGCTATCATCAACAGGTCTAGCAGCAACAATACTGAACTGAACAAGCACATTGTTAACTATATCGCAAAGCTCTGAGATCAAAGGAAATCACACAATGAACACTCCTTCCATCATCTGCACTGATATCAGCATGACCGTTGTCTTCTCTGGCGAGTCACCGAAGGTGATCAATTCGAATCACCCGAACTTCCAGAAGTGCCGTGAAGCAATTCGAAACCGTGATTGGCAGTCTCTTCACAAGATGATCAATGTTGAAGAGGCGGTTCGTTCTTATGTCTCCGACAACGGCAATATCACCGTTGCCAATGGGACGATTTACTACAGGGGCGAACAGCTTCACGGTCTTATTGTTGATCGTGTTTTCCAGTTCATGCGAGAGAATCTTCCGTTTGAGCCTCTCATCAACTTCATCAATAACATGATGGAAAATCCGTCATTCCGCTCCCGCAATGAGCTTTACGGATTCCTTGAGCATGAAGGTCTTCCTATCACGGAAGACGGCCACTTCCTGGCCTACAAGGCTGTCCGTAATGACTATTACGACATCTACAGCGGCAAGTTCTACAATGGAATCGGCACTCGCGTTTCCGTTGCTCGCCGTAACGTGGATGACGACTGCAATCGTGGATGCTCTAATGGCCTCCATGCTGGTAGTCTTGACTATGTTCGCGGATATGGTCACTCTGACTCTAAGTTCCTGATCGTCAAGATCAACCCAAAGGATGTTGTTTCTGTTCCTTCGGAGGACAGTCGCAAGCTTCGCTGCTGCGAGTATGTTGTTCTTTCCGAGTTCAAGGAGCAGCTGAACAACCCTTGCTACGCTGTCGATGGTAGCGACTTCTCTTGGGAAGACGATTTTGAGGATGAAGACGATGACTGCTGCGGCAACGACTGCTGCACGAGCAAGGCCCCAAAGACTCGCGGTGACGAGTACGATTACTACAATTACTGAAAACACTGTAGACAAGCAACTGAATAATCGCTAGAATCATTTCGGGATGGGGGAGGTAGAGCGGCGTGTAGCTGTTTCTGCCTCCCCCACAACACTAAGGACTTACGATGAGCAACGAATGCCACAAGATTGACATGACGACTGGCAAGGCTGCTATGTTCTCCTCTCGCGGAATGGTTCCGTGGCACGGTCTTGGTACTGTGATTGAGGAAGACGCAGCAACTTCAGCAGACGCCATCAAGTATGCTGGTCTTGATTACTCTCTGTTCAAGACCAATCTCTGGACGATTGATGGTGACGGTAACAAGATTGATGTTCCAGAGAACTTTGCTGTTGTTCGCGGAGACACCAATGCTGTTCTTGGTGTTGTCGGCAAGAACTACAAGATTTTCCAGAACAGCGAAGCGTTTGAGTTCTTTGACAGCGTTGTTGGTGAAAAGCTCGCAATTTACGAAACTGCAGGTGCTATTCACGGAGGAAAGATTGTTTGGATTCTTGCCAAGCTTCCTGCTGAGCTGCGTGTTGCCAAGACTGACGATGCAACCAATGCATACGTCATGCTTGCTACTTCTCACGATGGAAGCATGAGTGTTACTATGATGCCAACTCTTGTTCGTGTCGTTTGCAACAACACTTTCACTCTTGCCATCAACGGATTCTCAATTGAGCGAGGCATCAAGATGCGCCACACGAAGAATATGTCAACGAAGATTGACATTGCTCGTGAGCGTCTTGGTATTGTCAACTCTCAGGTTGAAGAGTACAATGAGCAGATGAACGCTCTCGCAAAGCGCAATATCAACAAGACTGAACTCAAGTCCTATATTGAGTCTCTTTTCCCTGATAACGAAAACGCAAAGAACAATACTCGCACTGAAAACATGCGCGAGCAGATTTACGAGAACTGGGCAGAAACGGAATTCGCTCAGATTGAAGGTACTGCTTGGGCTGCGTTCAATGCGGTGACTAAGTTTGTTGATCACCAGCGCAGCACAAAGGGTACTGATGACGCTGATCGCGCAAACAACAGGATGTACAGCGTCCTGATGTCTTCAGGGGCCGTAAAGAAGCGTGAAGCGTTTAATGCTGCGCTTGCGCTTATCTGAATCTAGTGATGGGGGCCGGGTGCGTTGCCCGGTCCCCAAAACTCCTCAAAAGGATTTACACATGAAGCTCATTATTGAAAAAACGGACAATTGCTATTACGCCTACACCGAAGATCAGCATCATCACGACACTGTTGAGCCTGGTCGAAGCGCAGAAAGTGTCAGGATGAAGCAGTCTTGGCTTGAAGAAAGCTGCGATCTTGCCGATATGCCAGAAGGTTCTTATATCGTTTTTGATATTAAGGAAGCTTGATATGAAGAAAGATATCGCAAAGAAGTGGACTAAAGAACTTAGGTCTGGAAGATGGGAGCAGGGACGAGACGCCCTGTGTTCTGTTGAAAGCAATGGTACTATGTGCTATTGCTGCCTTGGTGTCTTGACTGAGCTTTATAATCTAAATCAAAAGAAGTCAAGAAAGAAGACACTTAGCACAGAAAACATTGAAGATCGTGCATCAGACGGAAAAAATGTTATTTCATACAACGGCAAGGACGATGTTCTTCCAGATGAGGTTATGAGATGGGCTGGTATGTCTACGGAAATCGGATCTCTAATTGACTGCGAGCTTGATGTTGATTACGAACATCTTGCAGACATGAATGACTCTGGCAAATCTTTTGATTACATTGCTAGTATAATTGATCAGCACTACGAAAATCTATAATAACAGTCTAGTCGCAGGAAACTGCGGCTAGATTTTTCATGAAAAACAAATATCCTGTTTGGTTTGTTGTTTATCGCAAAACTAGCAGCAGAAAGGAAGCTGTATTTTGCACAATGGTATTCAATGACAAAGAGCTTAAAAAGCAAATATCATCTGCATCTAGAGATTTTCCAGAAAAAGAATACTTCGTTGAGCTTCAGAAAAAAGAACCTTTTATGGGGTGGTAAATGGCTAAAATCCTTGTAGCTTGTGAAGAAAGTCAGGCGGTAACAAAGGAGCTTAGACTTCTTGGTCATGAGGCTTTTTCATGTGACATTGCGCCATGCAGCGGTGCAAATCCTGAATGGCATCTTCAGCAGGACGTTCTGCCTCTTCTAGAAGATGATTGGGATATGATCATTGCTTTTCCGCCCTGCACACATTTAGCAGTTTCTGGTGCTGCATGGTTTGAGCAAAAGCGCAAAGACGGAAGGCAGCAAGACGGCATAAATTTCTTCATGCAGTTTGCCAATGCAAAGTGCGACAAAATTGCTATTGAGAATCCTGTTGGTGTAATGTCTAGAGTTTGGCGAAAGCCAGACCAAATCATTCAGCCATACCAGTTCGGTGATTCATTTAGTAAGAGAACATGCCTTTGGTTGAAAAATCTACCATTGCTAAAGCCAACGAATATTGTTTCATCAGGAGAGCGCGTTAAGTTCAAAAGCGGAAAAACCATGCCCAAGTGGTATTCTGACGCAGCTAAGCTGTCTCCTTTCGAAAGGGCAAAGCTCAGATCTAAAACCTTTCCAGGAATCGCAAAGGCAATGGCTGAACAATGGGGAAAGGTGCTATGATGAACTATCTAAGACACGTTATGTCAATGGATGGTGTCTGGTATAAAACAAACATATCTAAAGATTCAAGATTCAATCTTCCAGACGGCACTTGGATTACCGCTAATGTTGCTGATTACATCAGCGAAAAGCAAATAACTGTTGGAAATAAAAAGTGGCTTTGTTCTGCGGTTCTTGACAATAATGTGATTGTTGGTCTACAATTCCTAAAGGTGCGATAAATGAGCGAAAACGAACCACTAGATCTCAGAAAGTTCAACATTAATCTGGCAGATCCAAATTCTGTACTTAACAAGATCGCTGATCTTGAAAACAAGATCAAGGTGATGCGTGAAGTTTTGTGGCAGTGGAATTGCTCTTCTGGTCCTGTTTGGGAGTATTACAAGCTTCAAAAGGTTGGAGAGACTAGCGAAGACTATAACTTTATTAACGAAGACCCTGACTTCACAGCAGAATATAAGCCATATGAGCCACCAGATGTTGAATACCCTGAATTCTGACGACAAAAACCGCGACAAAACCGCGAAAGGATCGCTACTTCTTGATTCTGCTATGATCAGAAGGTTGAATAAGTGCGTTGACCTTTCAATGTCTCTGATTGAAGACATCGACTCTGACTCAAAGCATGTTTCATTTGTTCTTAGACGCAGCAAGATCATTGCTCTTGGTGTCAACAGAAGTATGCAGACACACCCCCTTGCATTCAAGCTGAATTGCAGGTTTGGAACAATGCACTCCGAGCTTTCCGCAATTTTGAAAGCAAAGAAGTCAAACGAATTTTACAACGCAACACTTGTTAATGTTAGACTTAGCTCGTCATCTCTAACAGCTAGAACCCCAATACTGCGAAACTCAAAGCCGTGCCAGTCTTGCCAAAGGCTTATTCTGGCTTGTCCTGAAATAAAGAAGGTTATTTACAGCACAGACAATGGATGGTACGAATATGCTTAATGCAGAACAATCACTACAAATTGATTACTTTGGTGACGGTAAATATGTTCTTATGATTGGAGAGCCTTTCACAGGAAATGAAAGCCATTATTTCTCATCGGTAAAAGATGTCTTTGAGTGGGTGATGAGGAATTACGGCGATACTCCTGTTGAAATGAGCCAGGTTGCACACCTTGTTCTTACTATTGAGCTTGGAGTTGACCATGACACTAACTTCAGCGGTTAATAACAAAACAATTCCACAAGATGAGCTAGTTTTTATCTACAGAAATCTACACCGAAAGTGCTTCTCTGTAAGAAATGAAAGAACAAAGAGAGTTGTTGGCTACGACACTGGTCAGTTTGCCATAAACGCTGCTGAGTTTAAAGTTTCTCAGGCTGGCAGAAATCGCGTTCTTCGTTCTGGACAAAAGAACGTACACGCTGGTATTCGTGGCTATTTTGAAAAGCTCCCTAGTGGGTTTACTCTACCAGACGATATCGTAAAGATAACTTACGATCCCTATATTAGCCAAGGATTCTACATCTTTGGAAGCCCAAAAGGGATTGCGCTAAAAGGCGCAAGCGTTGTATACTTTACGCAATACGGACTTTACGCGAGGAAATCAGATGTTTATTAAGACAATCGTTGGACTGACTAGTTTAGTATTGGCAAGCTCATGCCCACAATATAACAGTGTATACAATAGCATGAGCACTCACAGGGTTTGTTGTTGCAACAATATTGGCATTCTTACAGACCTAACAACTTTTAATGGTTCTGTTACGGCGCCATGCAAAACAGACTTTGAAAAGATGTACGAGGGAAAGGCCAATGTTATTCGGGTTGATAGCATTGAGACCCTGAACTCTTGTTCTGTTGTTTTCTTTGGAATTGTAAGACTTCAAGGGGCATCAAGCCAGATCGCTTCACTTTATCCTAGCTACGATAATCACCTTGGCACAGGAAGTGCCGCTGCACTAAACGTAAAGCTTAATGAGTACGTTAAAAACGGTGGAAAAGTTGTGGCTATTGGAGACACAGTATCTAGAACTACATATAACGTAGCTGCTGGTACATTAAAAGCCAATCTAGACACAATGAACTCTACCTTTACCGCTTTTAGAGGTGGCGTTTCAACTGGTCTTACAATACTTCCAGATGTCGATGATGCAAATCTTTCACGCTGCACCCAAGCAAATCTTGGTTGTTTTTGCGGCGCACAACCGATTAATAGATACTGGACAGGAAGTGTTTCAGTGCCGTCAGGCGATCCTGATGGAGACATATTTAAGTCTTCCGAAGACGCAAGTGAGCACTGGATATCTGCATTCGGCGTTGGACATTCGTCTGGCGGCATTTCGCTTACAAATAATATCTCTGCCTCATTTCAAAGTAGCAATCCTGGATGTAGCGCGGTCCCTCCGGATCCTGCGCTTTGCTGCCCCGCAACGACATCAACACTAAGACCTTTTGCTTACGAAAAAATAGAAAAGGGATACATTATCTATATTGGAGACAGGAATATGTTTGCTTGGCAGAGAAGTCTTGAGGGGGCTGCTATCGTCCCATCTCTAACGCCATGCGGAGTTCCCAATACCACATTCCCAACTACAATTAACTGCTTTACAGGACCATCAGCAATATATACTGGTCTAAATGTTTACGAAGCAAATAAATTTTTCCTTTGGTCGTTGCTAAAGGCGTGCTCTAGTTGCTAAAATAAGCTGTCATGTCAGATGATACAAAGTTTAGTATTGCCAAAGCAACACAACTTCTTCAGTCTTTTTCTGGACTAATGAAAAATGGATGTGTTTCACTTCAAGTCTACCAAGACAGAAGAAAGGCTTGCGAAACATGTGACCAGGTTCAAAAGAGACCACGCGACGGCAAGATGTTCTGTGGTTCTTGTGGTTGCGGAACAAGAGATTTGGCGGCGCTATTCGATCCAACGGTAGATCTTGAAAAAGACTACAGTCCTAGGCTTTGGATGCCAAAGTCTAATTGCCCGAAGGGTCTTCATAAAGACGAAGAAGGCACTAGTAACTACGCGCCAATTGGTGGCAAAATCAAGCAACTTGTTGCGTTTACAAAGGCAACCTTGGCTGAGGCAGCTGGAGTGTCAAACCCAGACGAGCAAACTGAAATGGTAAACGCTACAGCACAGGCCGTAAAAGATGTGGTGTCTTCAGAAGAAGAGATAGACGAACTAACAAAGGAGATGGAAAATGATCAAACCGCTTAATAATGTAATGCAACATATAGCAACTTTTAATTTTGGTATTGGCTTTGGTAATAAGGTTTTTGCTTGCACTATCCAGGTATGGCCTTTCGTTTGGGGTCTGAATGTAGCCAAGTCGAATGGCGTATTTGAGACTCGTATTGGTCCAATTACTGTATCTTTTGTAACACAGCAAAATGTATAGACTTCATATTGATATTCCGATGCCGTTTACAGAGAGCGACGCAAAGTCGCTTTCTTTGTCAATAATCCAAATGCTTGATAAGGAATCTATCAAAGCTATGGGAATTGATCAAATCAACTATCGTCTTGGTCATGACGAGGATCGACAAAAGTCAAATTACTTCATAACCAATGCTAGCGGACACGTAAACAACAAAAAGAGCAAGATTGTCCTTGTTGATGAAGAAAGTCCTGAAGCAGAAATCTAAAATAGAACACAAGCGCACTTAAGCAGCCAAAGATAAAAGGCCAGGCTTATATGGATTAAGGCTCCTAGGGCCGAAAATTGAGAAGAGGTGCAAGACCTTCGGTGCGCTTTAATAGTTACTTCGCGTAGTGGGCGGACAGCTTCGCAGGCCGACTTATAATCGGCTCAAACCAGGGCAGCACTGGGACTACGCATTACGCCTCTATAGCTCAGATGGTAGAGCATTCGGCTTTTAACCGATAGGTCGTAGGTTCGATCCCTACTGGAGGCATTATGAAAAAATGTATTCTACTGTGTACAGTCATTGCTTGTTCTTGCTCAAACAACCAAGACGAACCAAATGCATACTATGACGAATACAGGCATCAGGTTGTTGTTGAAAACTCAGATGCTTACACTGTGCAAATGGGTTGGCTTGACAAAACTACATTCATCGACGTTGATGTTTGTTTGATGCCGCAAAACGAAGAGATTCATCTGTATGCGTCACACTCAATCGAAGACATCAAGTGAAAGCTGGGGCCTTTGGTGCAAGACAATAAATGACTGGCTAATGGAAGACAGAAAGACAATCGCGTCTTGGTCAAGTGAAAAAGAGGCAGAGTCTTTTAGAAAAAACCACACAGTCCACAAAGATACTTACGAAACAAGGCTAATTAATGATTAGACATCTTGGATACGCTTGCCAGTGTCTTGGTATTCAAAAAACTATCGCAAAAAAGAAAGATAAGATCTTTACAGATAGAACCCTCCGAATGGACGGGTTTTCTTTGTCTAGGGTTGGTGATCTAGCCTCTAAAAATGCAGCAGACCTCATCAAGATCCTAAAATGGAATGAACAAAACGGAATAAAGTTTTTTAGGATTGGAAGCGGGATGTTTCCGTTCATGGATCACCCAACACTTGGCTGGACACTTGATGATATTGATTCGTCGCACAAACACTCAATCAAAGAAAGCATGAAGAAGGCCGGAGAATTCGCAAAAGATAAAGGAATGCGTCTTTCTTGCCACCCAGGTCCGTATACTTGCATTTGTTCTCCAAGCCAAATGGTTGTTGCAAAAAGCGTAATGTGCCTTAATATGCACAGCCTCATAGGGGATTTGCTTGGCCTTGGTGATGACTTTGCGATTAACATCCATGTTGGCGGTGTTTACGGAGACAAGCAATCGACATCTACTCGTTTTGTTGAAAACTTTCAGTCGCTAGACGATAAACTAAAAAATAGAATTACTCTTGAAAACGATGATAAAGAAAGTATGTGGAGCATCACAGAGCTTTACGAGATGATTGCGTCTCGTTGCAGCGTCAAGCTTGTTCTTGACATCCATCATCACCGATTCTGCCAAAAAGAAAGCCTTACTGACGCGGCGCAAATGGCTTTCAGTACATGGGATGGCTTTTGCGAAATACCAAAAATTCACTACTCTGAAAGCGCCACAGATAAAAGACCACAGGCTCACAGCAACTGGATTGCTTCAAAAATTCCAGTGCTCAGTGAAACGATTGAATACGATGTAATGCTTGAAACCAAGATGAAAGACGAGGCATTGATTGCTTACAGAAACCTCTTCGGAAACAAGAAATCTGATCGACCACTACAAGTACTGGACGCATGAAGCAATAATGACAGACCTGGACACAAGAAGGAATAACTTCAGTGTCCTATGCTGCAATCTTGCAAACGACTTTAATATCGCTACAGTTGTACGAAACTCAAATGCCTTCCTTGCAGAAAAAGTTTTTATCTACGGAAACAAAAGATACGACAGACGAGGAACTGTTGGCACTCATCTGTATACTCATTTTAATCATGTAGCAAAAATTGACGATCTTAAAAACACAATAAATCTACTTGGCAAAGACAAGAAACATATCAGAATCGTCGGAGTTGACAATGTTTATAACGCTCGCCCAGTAAACAAATACCAGTGGCCCAAGAACGAACACGTTATCATGGTCTTTGGTCAAGAACAAATTGGTATTGACAAAGAAGTCCTTGAAGTGTGTCACGATTTGATCTATATTGAGCAGTACGGCTCAGTAAGAAGCTTAAATGTCGGCACGGCAAGTGGAATTGCCATGTACGACTATTGCTCAAAGGTAATAACATGAAAAAGAAGACTGTTAGCAAAAAGAAATACCATTACTTTATGGACTTTAAAAGAGGTGATTACTTTAAGATTACTCGCGGACTTGAGGATCAATATCCAAATCACTTTTACGGATGCGGTCTTGGAGTTAGTGGAATTGATGTTCACTGGTATTGCACATCAGACCAGTTTAAAGTAATCAAGGCTTTTACAAAACGAAACTACACAAAATTCAAAGTAACTAGATATACTGAAGAAGAGCTGTCCGCAGATTAAAAACCAAAGGCTGTAAATTACAGCCACATGGGGTCGTAGACCAACGGCAGAGTCAATTGACTCAAAATCAATAAAGTGTGGGTTCGAATCCCACCGGCCCTATTTATGAAAAAATTTACAGAAGAAAACTATCCAGCATGGATTTGCAACGACTGTGCGAAAGAAATGAATGCGAAAAAAGCAATACGACTATCAACATACCATACAGGAATATGTGGATTCTGTGATCAAGAAAAGGGAGTTACAGAACCGCGAGACTGGGGATATCCAGGATATCCGAAGAAAAAAGACAAAATCAGAAATCGCTGAATCTTTTGTGTCTTATACTGCTATAATCATCACACTACTGTTTGCAATAATTCCACTGCTGCTTGTTGCTGCTGCGGTTATTGCTGCTGGTTTTAAATTTCCAAAATAACATGATCTGGCTTACATCCGACACACACTTTGGTCACGCAAATATTATTAAGTACTGCGATAGACCATTTTCTTCAGCCGAGCAAATGGAAGAAGTCATCATCAACAACATCAACTCAATGGTTGGTGAAAGAGATGAGCTTTACCATCTTGGTGATTTTTGTTTCTACTCTAACGGCAAGAAATGGGAAACAGAGGTTAACAAGATTCTCGACAAGATCAAGTGCAAAAACGTTTATCTGGTTTGTGGAAACCACGACCCTTCCGCATCATACGCAAAAAATCGTATGACTGGATTCAAGGACGTTTTTGATTACCATGAGCTATCAGCTAAGCACCTATTTCTATCAATGCCAGAAAATAGGCGAAACACAAAAATTATTTTGATGCACTACCCAATTGAGTCTTGGAGTAGCCAAAACTACGGATCAATTCATCTTCACGGGCACACGCACGGAAAGCTTTTTTCAACGATCAAAAACAGATACGACGTTGGTGTCGATAGTAATAATTACATGCCGATTTCTCTTATGCAGATTATGGACAAAATTGGAATGGAGAACAGCTAATGGAGTTTACTGATCAAAATGGGAAGAAGTGGACTGGTCTTGAAATGTTCACCGCTTTTCTTCTTCATACGACAATATTTGTTGGTAAGGTTGTCTTGTTTTGCATCATCTTTAACAAAATGACTGGACGAATTGTATGACAGCAATAGTAGAAGTTAAAATAAACACACCAGAGGACATGGTTACTTTTGGAAATGCAATAAAGCAGTTTGATATTGAGCACCTAAATGTTTCATCAAGCTACGGTTATTCAACCGTTTCATATAACTGCACAAAGAGGGAGCTATCAAGAATAAGAGATTTTTGGAGAAATACTTTTGACAGCTGCCGCGTAGTAGCGTACTAAAACAATGTTCCCGTAGCTCAGTTGGATAGAGCAAGTGCCTTCTAAGCACTAGGTCGCGGGTTCGAATCCCTCCGGGAACGCTAAACCAAAGGAAAAAATGGACTACTCATTCTCTACAATTTATGGCGAAGGACAGCACTTCTACACAACTATCGACCAAGGATCGACATATCTTGGATTTTCTTTCACATCACCACTTAACTTTAATTACAATTACTCTATCACTGAACCAAGAGGGCTAGCATTAAATCCTCCAACAGTAGTTAATTATTCCGCCCCTTCAAATAATTACTTCATGGGCAACTTTTCTGGTTTTTGGGTTCATAACATTTACAGAGACGGCCATCTAGTTTATACAACACAGGGCGTTAATCAGCAGCTGTTTATCGCAATACAGCACGATTTTGTGGAAAGCGTCTCCATGTCCTTTGCTGCAGAATCAATTCCATATGACGGGCCTGTCAGACCGCCAGTACCAGGCCCATCAGTAATTTCAGCACTTGCGGTTGGGGCTTTAGTTTTTGCAGCTAGAAAAAGAATCCGATGAAAAGAAAGAAGGGCAAAAAAATGCCGGCACTTGAGAGAAGGCCTTTGTTTTCTGAAATGAACGATGGTCAGGCAAATGAATATATTGTTTGCTACATTGAAAACAGATTTCCAAGAAGTGGCCCACTAATCGGAAAGCTGCCAGTGTCGGAAAGAGATGACGCGGTTCAAGAGATTTACATTGACCTTTGGGAAAACAGATTTTCATACGACCCCACAAAGGCAGATTTTTCTACCTATGCTTTTAATCGCGGTCGCGGTGTTGTCAAAGATCTGATGACAAAAAAGAACAAGACGTATCGTGTCGCTTCTAAGATTTTTGAAGAAAAGCCAAAGAGCTACTATGTTTCTAAAAACGGTAGCGAAGATGTTGAGCAGGTAGAAAAAATACTCAAAAAGATCAGACCAGAGTACGCTCAAATAATGAAAATGCGATTTATTGAAGACATGACAATTGATGCAATCGCAAAGAGGATTAATTGCAGCAAGCAAAAAGTCTATCAGGTAATTTCTAGGGCCTGCGAAGAGAGTAAAAGGTGTATTAATATTTGATGAAACGGTACAATGATGCAAAAAAAATACTATTCGCAGACTACAAAAACATTATGTCTGCGTATAGCCTCATTTGTACCCAGATTGAATTTCAAGAAAATGATCTAAGCCCAGATCAAATATCAGCAAAGGCAGCATATTATACTGTTGTATGGAGATATCTTGAGGGCGTTTCTCCGATGGTGTCGTCAATTGAGAAGTTTATCAAGCAAAACCTTGATATAGTTCTTACTGAGATAGACAACGAGCTTGCCATAGCAATTCTGATAGAGAGTAAGATACATGACCTTGAGATAAACGGGCTGGCTTCTGTTGTAAGAAACCAGGACGGCACAACCGTAATAAACCTCACGGACAAAGGTAAAGAGGTTTCGAAAAGACTCAAGAAAGACGTAAGAGATTAAAATGATTGAGCGATGCAACAAATCCGTACCAACCGAGGTTTTGTTTGTTCATATCACAACGAACCTTGCTATGCAGATGCAGTCAGTTGTTAGCAATAAAACCACAATGAGCGCTGCCGAAAGAGAATACGGCCTTATCAGCAAGCAGCTCAAAAAGAACTTCTCTTTCATTTACACGGTGCTTGAGTCGATAGTGTTGTTCAACAAGGAATGGGAAAAGCAGATCACGGTATCTGCAGCAATGCTTGCAGTTGAAGCATTCGCCATGTCTCAGCAAGAAGGTATTTCGGAGGAAAAAGCGAAAGATATTGAGTGCATTTTGGACTGGACCGCTCTACAATATAAGAGTGGCACATATCGTGCCAATAAACCAGGATACAAATGGCGAGCAGCACTAATTTTTCTTCTACTAGACGAAGTAAGCAGCGAATCAAAACAGCAAAAACCAAAGCGAAAAGCAAAAAGCTAAAATTCAATAGCGGCATGTACGCGCAAATGCTTTTCCCATCCATCTGCCACTTAAATGGGTGGGAGTGCGCAAGACCTCTACTAGAGGAGCTTCATTACGACTTTGTTGTTCGCGGATTCGACGGAGACAAGTTTTCAACAGTTCAAGTGAAGCAGTGCTATTATGACAGAAAAAAAGAATCATTCAGGTGCGATGTCCGCAAAAAGTCATCCGGCAACAAGAAAGTACCTTATGAAGACGGCGATTTTGATTTCCTGGCCGTATACAATCCGATCACGGACTCGTGGTATTTATTTTCGTGGGAATCCGTTAGCCATATCTCAAGCGAGATTTCAATAAATGACAGTCATTCTAGGCACAAAATCCGCGTGGATATACCGTTCACTGGACCAAATCTTGGAAGAATTCGAGCAAAGAAAAAGCGAAAATAAAAAACTTGCTCAGCAATTTAGCTATACTGATATGAACAAAGGTGACGGGAGTACGGTACTCGTCACCACCAACGACGAAGGCAAGCCAGAGGGCTGTTTGTGCAGGCACTGCTTTCAGAAACTGGACCATTTACCGTTTTCTTATGGAAAGTATGTAAGTCCAATATGCGTAAAGTGTTTACGCGATATCGCTTGGATTGAGTCACCTAATAACACAAAGGAGATTAAGATGAAGAAGAGAACATCAAAGAACGATCCCGCTTCGGTACAGATTAACTGGTCAGAGTTTGAAACAATGGTCTCAAATGGAACAGCAAAACTTGTTGCTCTTGCGCAATCATACAATGTTTATCCAAATGATATGCGAGATATGATTATCGCAAAGTATGGAGAGAAGATTGAATTCAAGCGCGGCAAGAACGGTGGAGTTCGATTTAAGTCCGCAGTCCCTCAGCCTACAATGTAACATGAACTTCAGCTGGAAAAATTGCAAAGTCGTATCGGTTGTTGGAAACACAGGCAGCGGAAAAACCGCTGCTTGTTTTAATATTTTAGCTTCCGTAAAGGATAAAAAGACCTACATAGTAGATCACCCGTTTCCAGAAGCACTAGACGGTACTGGCGTTGAAAACATCCCCTCAATATCTTTTGAGGAGGTTTCAGACTGCGTGATTTGGGTTGATGAGCCACAGCTTGTATTTCCGAAATACGAAAGACGAAACAACGATGCTCTCTTAATGATGTGTTCCCTGGCTAGACAGAGAGACATTACTCTTGTTTTTTCCACAAGCGATACGCGATGGATCAACAAGGGAATGGAGTCGTATGTTGATACCTGGCTTATCAAAAATCTTGATTTTAACATGGTAAAGCAAGGCAGCATAATCAAAAAGATTATTGCCCAAAAGAACCACAATATCATGCCTTCTACTTTTAAGCTAGCGCAAGAAGAGGCTATATTGTATTGCCCGAATCAAATAGACAGACCACAGAAGGTAAAGATGGGATTGCCAAAGTTTTGGAGCGACAAGCTCAGTAAGCCTTACAAGTACTCAGCACTTAATTCATCAGCAATTTTTGGAGAATAAAATGATTATCAAGGTAAAGAGCGAAACAGAAAATCCGCATGTATTCTGCGTTGACCAGCCAGCAAAGTACAACAACGGACATCATGAGCTGTACTGTATTTTTGATGGAATTGCGCCAGAGATCGGCAAAAGCTATAGCGCTAATCCAGTGCACAAATGGGTAGACATCAACTATAAAGAAACAGTAATTGCACACTGCTTTGTTTCTAAAGGTGAACCAATAGATGATAACTATTCAGTTTATAATTGATGAAGAAGATTCATCAACTGAAATACAATACGACGATCAATCAGAGATATCAGACGAAATCGCGTATAAGATTCTCTACTGCTCCCAGATATCTAAGGAGTGCTTTCTTGATTCCGCAGACGCCATTGCAGAAATAATTGGTCTTGAAAAGACACAGGCGATGGTTAATGGAATACTTGAAAGATCATCAACTCTTACAAGCTCAAGACCTGATAAAGAAGACACTGTCATACCAACCCTTTTTCTAAAAAATGACGACAACAGAAGAAATGATGAGGGCGATTGATAGCGCATATAGTTTTTTGCTAGATCTTATGAACCCTGGAAAAACCCCAAGGGTTCCAAAAGAAATAAGGCAAAGGGCGCGGCGTGTTTCAAAGCACTTTCCTTTTAACCACGAATACCTTTTGCTGCACACCGCGGAGCTACAGCACGATCGTCTTGTGGATGAAATAGAGGTGCTTCAAAACACCTGTGATCATCTTCAGACAGACAGAAACTGCCTTGCAGATGGCATACCTCGTAAATACAAAATCGCAATGGAGGTGCTTGAATCAGAGCAGTTTGCGTGGTTGATGGCTGGATCTAACCACGTTAGCTTAAACATTCACGAAATTAGGCCAGCGTACGAAGCCTGGAAAGAGGCTGGTGGCAAGGGATTTTTTAGTAAGGAACAAGATGCCAAAGGCTAAAAAAACAAAAGACGGCAGCGAATATCAACCAACAATTGTTGGAAACGGCTACGATGGTGAGTTGGAAATAGTTCCGTGGTACAGCGCTACAAGAAAAGAAAAGGTGGTTGACATAAGATCAGATATTTTGTCAAACAGCGGTTCCGCAGGACTAGCGGTTTCTTTTTATTCACCAGAGCGCCTAAGAAGAATCTCATCAGTAATTTCGTGTCTAGCTGACTGGATGGAAGACAAAAATGCCAACAAAGAGAAAAACAATGACTAAAACCTCAAATAAAACCAAGACTCTCAGCCTGTTTCCAGAACGCGGTGTCTTGGGCCTGCTAATTGATGTTGCCACTACTGTCATGTTCCTTGGTACAGCTTTCATGATGATGATGTTGTGCGTTCAGTTGGCTAAGAAAATAACAATTACATTTGGAAATTAATGCCCGACTACGAACCCCTAGACTACCGCCTACGCTGCCATAGCAAGCGCACCGATCTTCCCCCTGATGTTCTGCGGGATATCTGTGAGGCTTATGAGTATATGCAACTTCTTCGTGATGAATTGACCGAGCGTATTCATATGTGTGATATGCGCTCTGAAAAGATTCTTGAACTTACCGCCGAGCGTGACGAGGCGAGGAAAGAAGTTTGTCTCTGGCAAGGACTAGATACGGGACAGAAGTCAGAAGATGTTGCCAAGATTCGTGGATGGGATTGCTTTGAAAAGCCAAAAACGGAACAGCAAAAGGCTATGGATAGACTCGCAAAACTTGATGAAGAACTTGGTTTTTGAAAATAAAAGATACCTACAATGTACATGATTAAATAATAAACCAAATCAAGAAAGCGTTAAATGGAATTTTTTGAAGCCAATAGTGATGATTTAGAAAAGCTGTCTAGAAAATCAATCAAAAAAGATGATGGTTCTTTGTTTAATGTCGGACCAAACTGGAAGTCCCATTGGTGGGGAATGCCAGCATTTAATAATGAAAATATTAAGCCGTATTCTCAGATAACGGTCAGTTTTTTGACAGCAGAAGACAGGCGCGCTTTTTACAAAAAGCTTGGCCTTTCTGGTGGATCAAAACAAAAATCAATTTGGTTTCCACAGCAAACAGGACCAGATCCTGGCGAGTACAAATATCTTGGACCAAAGACAAACTCTAGATATCCAGTTTGCATACCTAGCAAAGGAAGGGCTGCGTTACAGGTAACTGGAAAAACGCTAGACGGACTTGGTGTTGACTATAAGTTTTTTGTTGAAGAAACAGAAGAAGACCAGTACAAAGAAGCACTCGGAGAAGATAGGGTTGTTGTAATGCCTTTCCACGACCTTGGAAAAGGATCAATACCAGCTCGTAATTTTATATGGAATTGGGCAAAAGAGAGAGAGCACAAAAGACACTGGGTTGTTGATGATAATATTTATCATTTTTACAGAGCTAACCTAACAAGAAGGATACAGGTTGGTGGTGGTGGATTTTTTAATGCTATGGAGGATTTTGTTGACAGATATGAAAATATTGCCATGGCTGGGCCACACCACTCTGGCTTTGTAAAAGTTGGATGGACAGCACATTCCCCGGTGCTTTTTAATACTAGAGTATATTCCTGCATACTCCTTGACACAAACGTGCCGTATCAGTGGAGAGGGCGATACAATGAAGACACAGACCTTTCTTTGAGACTATTAAAGGACGGATACTGTACAGCCGTATTTTGTTCGCTAATGATGCAAAAGGGCGCGACCTTTGGATCAAAAGGCAAAAAGGCTTTGAGCGGCGGAAATACAGACAATGTCTATAATACTGGAGATAACAGATGGTCATTTGCTAACTCTCTAAAAGAGCAACACCCAGATGTTGTTGATGTTATTTGGAAATTTGGAAGATGGCATCACCAAGTTGACTACTCTCCTTTTAAAAACAATACTCCTATTTTTAAAGAAGGTGTTGTACCATCTTCGACTGATAATGAATACGGCATGAGACTATACAGAAGAAAGACAAATAGTGAAGAAAAAAGTTGACTGGACCAAAAAACCAGAGATACGCTGGGAAAAGCGCCTATGTCCAATTTGCAATGAGCCAACTGGGGAAATGAGCAAATGCCATGATCCAAACTCAAAGCGAATATTTGATTCCTCAGACGAGGACGCGCCATTTCCAAAAACAATTGAAATAAACGGTGATATACTACCGCTTTTTAGTCCACAGTGCGCTTTTAGAAAAAGTAATGAATTTCTCGTCTTTGTAAACTTTCCTATAACATACGATATGGCTGACGCGCTAGGATCTATTGATGGCGTTGAAAAAATAATAGTTAAGTCGCCATACAGAATGTTTGTAACTATCGCTGAACAATTTGACGAACCACAAATAAAACAATACTTTAACAAATGCTACAGAGATCACGTTCTAGAAAAGGCAAATGAAAATGAGAATCAGAGTTCTTGATTACGGACACGTTGAGCTTGTTGATCATATGGGAAACGATCTGACGGTCGTTAATTCTGCTCGCGTTTCATTCAACAAGGAAAGCTCATGGACAATGGACTATCCTTTTGGTGAAAGCGATGAAAGTCCAGTTAAAACACTTTCTCAAAAAGACAGGGCGCTAATTAAATATCTAGCCGAGCACAAGCACTGGACTCCATTTTCTCATCCACAGATTACTTTGAGGGTCAAGGCTCCGATATTTGTGCGCACCCAGCTCTTTAAGCATAAAGTTGGGTTCACCGAAAATGAAGTTTCTAGACGATACGTCCAAGAAGATCCAGATATTTACCATCCAAGATGGCGAGGAAAGCCTACAAATGGTGCCAAGCAGGGTTCAGAGGACTTTATCGAAATAAACGATGATTATAATTACATCAATCGCTCATATTCAATGGCTGTTGAGGAGGCGATGACAGTTTATAAAACCCTTCTTCAAAAAGGCGTTGCGCCAGAGCAGGCTCGCTCTATTTTACCACAAGGCGCCTACACAGAATGGTGGTGGACAGGATCTCTTGCAGCATACGCTCGCGTGTATTCACAAAGATCGGATCCTCACGCGCAATGGGAAGTTAGACAGTACGCTGACGCTTTTGACAAGATAATCGGGCCGCTTTTTCCGGTTTCTTGGGAGTGCTTAACAAATGTCAAAACGTCAGGAACTGCTAGAGAAAATAATCATAACAAGCCTGTCTCTAAAGTCGAACAGCAATAAAATTGTATACGACTACGCTTTTGTAAATGAGCACGGTTTTTACGGTTGTGTTATTGATACGGCTTCTTTGGATCTTTTTGAGCCTGGGCTACCACAAAATAATAGATTAATATCAGCAATAAACTACCCATATCAGGGTCTTAGCAAGGACAGCGCGCTTGACTGCCTTGTTAAGACCTTTTCAATTATGAATAGTTCTTGTATGGGCGTAATAACAAGTCTAGATAAAAGTGATGTCGAGTCTGGTAATTACGAAAAAATGAGGGAGTTTCTTCTAGAGCTTTCTGAGCTTTCAGCGGTGGAAAAAAGAGTCGCTGTTGAGTTTTCTTGGCTTAAGTCCGACGAGCATTTGTCAAAACTGTTGAGCGTTGTTGCGCCGTATGAAGAAGTGCGTCTAGTTTTTTCTGGATTTTTATCAAACCCGAAAGACCTTAAAGAATTAAAGCAAGCCGCCAAAATATGCAAGGTCTCTGGCTTTGATAATTACGAGTACTTTGGATCAGTTCCAAACAAGATATCCAACATATTCTCAATATTCGATATGGGTTACAAGCTAGTTGGTACGCCATCACAGGCAATTCCAAAGCTTTTGCTAGATAAATTATGATTGGTATTAAAAAACAAACTAGTGTATTTTAAAACAAGAGGATATACATGGCAACCAAATCAACTTCTAGTGCAACCACATATACAACAGCTGAATCGAATTACGTTCAAGCTGCTCGCGGTCTTGGTATCAGAAGAAACCAAGACACCCCACCAAGCACAACATTTGATAAGCTTGGAAACTTTGCAAGCCTTTCAAAGGCTGACGTCTCTGTACCAAGCTATGTAGAGACTACATTTGCGGCAGGGGCTTTCACAGCGAGAGTCGCAGGCTTTGCCCAATCACAATTCAGAAGAGATCCTGGAGACACCACCCTCGCTTCCGCCCAAGCCCTAGCTGGTATTGCGGCAAGGGTTCCAGATGGTGGGTTAAGAACTTATTCTCTAATTAAACAATACGACCTCAAAGAAACCCAGCAAGGTGGCGAAGCAACAAAATGGATGGACCTTTACGGTCGTGTTCTTGAGGTAAACGGTTCAAATATAGCGATTCTCAATGATAAGGCTGCTAACGCAGAAATAACTAGCACAACATTTGCTGCAGACAAGGCCCCAGGCAACGAAACCTACGATAAGAACAAGGGCGTTACTTACTACACAAAGATGACTGGCGGATTCAAGGGTCCAGGTGGCGGCGATAAATACGACGTTGGTAAATAATAAGAGGTTTAAAAATGTCAACAAACATAACAACACTAAATAATAACAAGAGCGTTTTTAAAGGCGGCGGTAGAGATGTTGGCCCTGCGGCTGGTGATATTCAGCACAACGACATAAGACCAACTCAACCAAACAACCAATTTACAACCTTTAGAGGCCCAAAACAACTGCAAATTTCAGCTGGAACCACAGAAGTATTCAATGCTAGAGCAATGCAAATTGATGATGATGATCAAACTATTGCCATTAAGTTTAACTCTCCATCAGAATGCTTTACTGGTAATGGTGGAATGTTTATATCAGAGCACGATTATATTATTGACAGTATAAAATTTAGATCAAGCAGCCCAAACGTTGGTGCACTTACAGCAACACTTTATAAGGCAAATAGCGGAACCGGTTTTGCTGCTGGTACAGCCATTACTGCTGCGATGGATTTAACAACAGCGGCTCACACCGTTGCAACTGGCGCTTTGGTCTCAGATACTGCTAGAACTGTAGCAAGGGGACAATCTGTTGGTCTAGTATTTACCGGCACACCCGATCAGGCTTCTGGCGTACTTTTTAGCGTCAAGGCTAGACGCGTAATTCCAGGAACAAGATTCGACAACTACCTAGAATAAGGATAAAAATGTCAAACATTAAAAATTTACTATCGAAACTACAAAAGGCTGTTGGCCAAGACGAAATGGGTATGACTCAGATGCCCATGATGATGCAGCAGCCAGAGATGGGTGGTGGTATGCAATCAGCTCCTGCCGAAATGCCCGAAATGCCAGAGATGGAAATGATGGGCGAAGAAGAACCAATGATGGAAGAAATGGACACATCTGAGGTTGATGAGGAAACCAAAGAAATGTTCATGAGCGATATTAATGCTCTTATTGCAAATGCTGGCGATATTGCTAATCACGTTTCTCAGGGCAAGCAAATTGAGGCTTGGATGCTTGGCAAAATAACATTAGCCGCAGATTATATCTCTGCAGTTCGTGATAATTTTGTTGGTGATAAGTAAATAAATAAAACAACGTAAAAGTAAGAACCGGCAGCAATGCCGGTTTTTGCTATACTTAAATGTGATAGCAAATATTTATACAATTATAAGCCCCTTGTGCAGCGATTACTATTTAAGCGGAGGTCATACAACAGGAAGAGATCTTATAAGCGCGCTAAAAGAGGCCGGCTATTTTGTAAATGTTATAACTCCTAATGACCCGTTTCAGCCACCAGAAGGTGCAGATATTTGTGTGTTTTTTGATCTTTTCAATGACCCAGGTGGATCTAAGTGGTTTGGTCCTGCTGAGCAAAGACAATTTCTAAATACTAGAACGCCGACTGTTGTATTTGAGTGTGCATATACTGGAGCAACTCCAGAAGAATATGGCGGCTGGATGATACAACAAGACATAAGATATCAGCCAAATGCAATAAAGACATTTATGGCTGGATTAATGACAAAAAGCTTTGCTAATATATTTCTAAGCCCACTTCACTATAACGAATGGTGTAGGTTTATTGGTAGTCAAATCCCAAACTCGTTCTGCTATTTTCAAAAAATAGACGCTAATATATTCAATAATAAAGGATACGAAAGACCAATTAACGTTCTATATGTCGGGGCAATAACAGAAGCCAAGGGTGTTGTTGAAGCCCAGTATATGTTTGGAAACAACATAAAGTTTATTGGGCGAGGAAATCTAGATCTCATAGATCAACAAAACTATTTAGGAACTGGAACTCCGCAAGAAATAGCGGAAGTTATGAATAAGGCTACGTTCTTTATACACACACCAAACTGGAAAGAGGCGTCTGCGCGAACAGTAGTTGAAGCTGCTATGTGTGGATGCAGGCTTTTAGTTAATGAGAACGTTGGCGCCTGTAGTTTTGGCTACGCAGACATTTCAGATCCAAGTCACGGAATAAACTCGTATAATCAGATGAAGTCTATTCTTAAAGAAAGAAAAATAAATGCTTGAGCAGATTATAAAAGACTCTAAGAAAATACTTGACATTGGGGCAAATGTCGGCCAGTCGTTTTTAAAATTCAAGGTATTAAATCCAGAAGCAAAAATTCTCTCAATAGAAGCTAATCCAGCCTGTGAAGACGCGCTCATAGAATGCGGCGCGGATTATATGATTTGCGCACTTGGTGATGAAAAAAAGACAGTTGAGTTTTTCGTAAACAAAAACGAACCTACTTGCCAGGGGGCTTCTGCATTTAAAGAATGCACTAGTTTTTACAGCGAAGGAAATTACAATACAATCAGTATGGAGACAATCAGGCTTGATGATCTCTTGGGCGATTGCGTTTTTGACTTTATCAAAATTGACACTCAAGGTTCTGAAATGTCAATTATTAAAGGAGGCGAATCAGTAATCGAAAAAGCAAAATGGGTCCTTCTTGAAGTTCCTGTTATTGATTACAATTCTGGCGCTGCAAAGGCAGCAGATATCATTAAAAAAATGATGACCCTTGGTTTCTTGCCGCATGAAGTAATTAAAACAAATACGGTTAGCTTAACAGACATCATTATTCAAGCAGATATTCTCTTTAAGAAGAATGAGGATGCTAAAAAAATAAAAACTATTATTGGCGAAAAAATTAAAACCATTTTATTGTACTTTAGATGGTTTAAACCAAACTATTACGTAGAGATTGGCTGCTATAGGCTTGGCACTGCGATTGATGTGATGTTTGAGTCTCATGCAGAGGCGCATTTTTTATTAGATCTTTTTGACAAAGCTCCTACCCACGAAGGCGCGCCAAAAGAACGATCTTTGACCCTATCTGAAGCAAAAAGCATAATTGAAGACTGTGGTGCTTTTTTAAAATCATCTGTGTATTTACTACAAGGATACTCTTCATCAACTTTGCTAGATGTAGTAAATAAAATTAACTCAGCTGATAAAAAGCTTTTTGTGTTTGTTGATGGAGGTCATTCATTTGAAACCACCCTTACTGATTTAAAAAATTGCTTGCTTTTTGATGGCGAGGTGCTAATAATAGTTGATGATTTTAAGTGGTCAAATATTAGAGCTGCCGTTATTGGATTTTTTGATATCGCAACAATAAATGGTCGTGCTCCAATCTTTGCAGAGGGCGTAGACGAAAATCTTTGTGTTATAAATCTTCCTGCCGTATTTAATAAATCTAAGGCTTAAAAATGAATAAAAATCAAGACGAAAATAATACAGATATTTTTGATTGTTTAGATTTAGACGTCGAAGACCTACTTGAATCAGACAGTAGAGATTACGATGTTTTGTCTCAGGCCGTTTATTTATCCAAAAACACAGATGGAATGATATGCGAAATTGGCACAAGGCTTGGTGGAAGCCTGAAGATTATAATAAAAGCATTGATTTCATCTGGATCCTATGGTAAAAATATAATTTCAATAGACCCTTATGGAAATGTAGAATACGAAGTATCAGAAAAAAATAAAAAAGCAAAACTTGACTACACAAATAATATGAGGTGCTTTGCCTCATCTAATCTGTACAGGTATGTATTAAACGCTCCAGTAAACTTAGTAATTCTCACCCTAGAAGACACAGAGTTTATGCAAAGATTCGCAGACGGTGTTCCGTTTTACAACGAGCATAAAAAAATAGAAACAAAATATTCTTTAGTTTTTTTCGACGGTCCGCACTCAACAGAGGCGGTTATCAAAGAAACAAATTTCTTTATAGAAAGAGCTGTCAATGGATCTATATTTGTTTATGACGATATAGAATCTTATAACCACAGTGAAATAGAAAACACGCTTTTCAATAATGGATTTTCTTTACTTAAATATGGCACAAGCAAAACAAAAGCCAGCTACTTACTTAGCAAGTAACGAAACAAAACTAACTGAGCCAGAGGTCAGAATTTGCCAATGGCTTGCAAAACAGCGCCACTCTTCAAACAGGAGTGGTGGTGTTGCAGATGGGAAAATCGGACCACAGTCCTGCGAAGAAACCGATCTTGAAGGAATTTGTGGTGAGTTTGCTTTTTGCAAAGCTCTTAATTTATATCCAGATATGTCCATAAGTCCGAGAAAAGGCTCACATGATGTATTTGCCTTTGGTAAAACAATAGACGTTAAAACGACAAAATACAAAACCGGCAAGCTACTAGCCAGGCATTCAAAAAACGAGACGCCTTCTGAGCTTTATGTTTTAGTTGTTGGTCAGTGCCCTTCATATAAAATAGCTGGATGGTGTAGTGGATCAGATCTTATTAAAGACAGCAATCTTTTAGATCTTGGTTACGGAAAAACATACGGACTTGAGCAGTCTGCGCTCAAGCCCGTAGAAAAGATTAAAGCGTGTTTTTAAGTTCCGGAAGGTGGTGTGCCAGATCCTGTCGGCTGTCCAACAGGACCGCTCATTAGGTCTGGAACTTTTGCCCACGCAGGGTTTGTCCACTGGCAGTTTGTCGTAAATCCTTGAGCATAAGACTGTGTTCTCTGTGGGTTTCCTGGATAAATTTTTGCCGCACATGTCACGTATTGGCAGTTTGTAGATCCAAAAAAATCAACAAAGGCAACATATGTTCCACTTGCCCCAATATACGGCTCTGTCTGGCTGTGCACTTGACCGTTTGGTCCTGGCCGGCAAGCCCTATAAAGCTCAACAGGTTTCACAGAAACTGGTCTGTAATTATATGTTCCGCTTGCCATACCAGATGGCAAACCTTGAAACGCACAAGTTACACACGCTCTTCTTTCCATCCCAGCTTTAGCAAGATACTCTGCAGCAACGATATTTAGTTTTGATATGTAGTTCATTTTATTTAACCTTAAGAATTGACATTACTGTATCCATTATTTCTTTTGGTCTTTTCACTTGATCGCTTTGTTGAATGGGATTTCGTGCTAAGCCACAATTGTCGCCGCCGATATCTCCACAGCTTTTTCCAGGATAAAAATTTCCATCACATTCAGCACCAGTGGTTGGAACACATGTAAAGCCACCAAAATCTCCAGCTACTTTGCAGCAAGCTCCAGTTTGGGCAACAGCAAAAGAACACCTAGCAATGTAAAGTTGACGAATAAGCTCAATCTGTGCGTCTATGTCCGCCTGAGTAACACCAGGTCTTAATTGACCAGTTCCATATTGGCCGTCTTCACCCGCGTAGGCAAGGTAATATCTTAACTCTCTGTCAACAAACGCACCAGGCCCAAATAAAGAACCCCAGGTTGCAGGATCGTCTGGATTAAAATCTGGGTGCATCCTTTGCCAAGAAAGTGGTTTATCTCTATCCGTTACCCATTGGTCTGCTGGCATTGAGCCATCACCAGCAGGCGGGCCAAGGGATAATTGATGTCGGCAATACATCCAGTCTACCATGGTAGCGTATGTTTGTTGCACTAAGGAAAGATATCTTAGCGGAATTGTTACTCCGCAAAGCGTAGTTGTTGAACCACCACCCGTTAAACTTTCTTCGGTAGACTCTGGTCTTTTTAAGACTGTTGGTATTGGTTGTTTTAAAGCGATTAATTTAATAGTATCTTCTATTGATCTTTTCATTTTACTTCCGCTTAAGCATGGACATTACCATATCCATTACTTCTTTTTGCTTTTTCGCTTGGTTGTTTTTCTGAAGTGGATTTGGTGCTAAACCGCAATTGTCGCCACCTATCTGCTGGCAGCTTTGTCCCGGGTAAAAAGTTCCTTGGCAATTAGCTGTTCCAGCAACTTCTGTGCACGCAAATCCGCCGAAGTCTCCAACTACAGAGCAGCAAGCACCGGCTTGAGATACAGCAAAACCACATTTGCGAACCCATAGCTGCTTGAGCAAGTCAACCATTTCGTTAATTTGTGCATCAGTAATATTGCCGCACGGACCAGTTCCGTACACGCCGTCTTCACCCATTTGGCAATTAAGGTATCGTACGAATCTTTCAGCTAGACCACCTGGACCCCACACAGAACCCCATGTTGCTGGGTCTGTTGGGTTAAACTCAGGGTGACTCCTAATCCAAGTTAATGGCTCATCTCTATCGGTAACTTGACCAACGCCCACAACTGAGCCTAGTGGCGGGCCAGCATATACTGGGGTGCACCCGTATTCAAGACCTAGCGGGTTCGGCTGACAGTACATACTAGTAATAATCCAATCGTACGCCGTCCTGATTGTGTAACTATAGTCCATCCGCGCTGGGATACTCACACCACAGATATCAAATGTTTCACCCCCTCCACCACCCATAAGATCTTCATTTGCACTGTCAGGCTTTTTTAAAAGCGTTGGCGGTGGTGGTGTTTGTTTTAGTGCCGTTAATCTAATTTTTTCTTCTATTGACTTTTTCATATTCAACCTTTTATCTTTTTCATTACAGCAGACACAAGATCCATAGCTTTTTTATTTTCTTTTTGCATATTCAATGGGTTTGCCGCCAGACCACAGTTGTTACCACCAATTTGTTGGCAGCTTTTTCCAGGGTAAAATGTTCCCTCACACCCAAAACCAGCAGTTTCAGTGCATGCAAACCCACCAAAATCACCAACTACTGTGCAGCAGGCACCAGCTTGAGATACAATAAATCCACATTTACGAATATAAAGCTGGCGAACAAGATCAACCATTGCATTTATTTGATCTTGTGGGCACGGCCCGCCTTCGATATCGGGGCCACCGGGTGGACCTGGGCAAGCAAACCACCTTACTTGATCTTCAACATATTCACTAGACCCAAACAAAGAACCCCATGTTTCAGGGTTTATAGGATCAAACTCTGGATGTATTCTTTGCCAAAGCAAAGGCAGATCCCTATCCGTTACAGTTACGTCTATAGGCATTGTTCCATCTATAGGCTCTGCAAGGGATAGTCCATTGCACACACTAGGATTACCAGGATTAAGACCCATCCTACAATACATAGACTCTACCATAATAGTGTATACTTTAATAACGATATCTGCGTATCTTGATGGTATTGTTATCCCGCAAACTTGATTGTTTGAGCCGCCACCCATTAAACTTTCTTCTGTAGACTCTGGTGTTTTTAATACGGTTGGCGGTGGCGGAACCGCTTGTTTCAAAGCGATTAGTCTGATCTTATCTTCTATTGATTTGTTCATTATAACACCTTATACACCACCCCTTAGGGCTTTTATTATCATATCAGTTATCGAAGCCGTACCAAGCTGCGTGTTTTCTCTTTTCGAAGGAGCTATTACGCTGACTTTGCTTTTCCCGCAGTTGTCGCCTCCGATTTGTTCGCAGGTTTTTCCAGAATAAAACGTTCCGTTTTGACATTCTCCTGGCCCACCAACCTGCGTACACGAGAAACCTCCGAAATCTCCAGCAACAGAACAACATGCCCCAGATGTAGCCTCTGCTCGTATACCGCATCTAGCATCAAACATCATTTTTGCGAGCTGCAGCCCTCCAGGCGTAAAGAACGGGCTAGATGTAATAGAGCGTGAGTACGGGTGAGTACCATCCCAAAACTGCTGCCATATGGCTGGGGTTGTCGGAGCCTGCATGTCAGGCTCTGTTAATCGCGTTGGCCCGAATACGTTTACCCAGTTTCCTGGGATCGTCGTATCCGCTGGGTATCGACCAGTAAGATACTCAATAAGCATTCTGTATGTTCTAGGGACCGCCTCAAGCGGATTATCTACTGATCCAGCATAATTACTAATCACACCAGCCATTCCAAGGCTTGCAAAAGACGGACATCCAGCTGGAAGCTGTCTTGGTGCCGGCTCGTGTACGTCACCAAACCCACCGCCACTAGAGCAATACCACTTGTAATAATCGTACTGCAAATAAGCGTCTAGGCACTGGCATACCTGTGATGATGAGGCTGAAGTGCATGTTGGACACAGATCTTTTGCCGTAGCGTCTCTGTACACGTAATTCAAAGGATCTGTTGCAACTTCTATAGGATTTCCGCGCTCGTCCTCGGTTTTAGTTGTTGGATTTGCTACAACCTGAAATCGACCCTCTGGCCTCCGACAATCAGCGGCGGTGGCTTTGTTTGCAACCAAAAGACGTTTTATTTTTTGTTCTAATTTGTTATTCACTTTTTCCCCTTGCTAGAAAGCCTGTGCGTTCCCGGTAGTAGATCTGTGTCAAACGGCTTTCTTTTGAAAGACCCAGTTCTAAGTGCGTGTAAAAAACCGTTCACCCTTCCGTATCCCCACTGGTCTGCGCTTCGTACATTTGGTCTTACGCTTTGCGGATTTGTTTTGTAAGCGCCGATACCTCTTCTGAAAACAGTAATTAAAGTGGAGACTCTTATTTTATGTTTTCCTTTTTTATTGTAGTCGTCAGCTTTTTTCTTTAGCGTGCTGCGAACAGAATCGCTTACGTAATCTCCACCCTGTGTAAAATACGACTTAAGGAAAGCATCAAAAGAAACTGGGCCTTCACACTCTAGAAAATCGATATCGTCTATACTTAGCTCTTCAGCCTTGGACATCTTCTTCTTGTATTTGGAAAGATTGTTGTGCAGGGCTTCACGCGAAGAACAGGGCAAATAATAAGTAGTATCGGCCTTTAATCCAGCCTGTTTTCCATCTATATTATAAAACTCTTGTGTTCCGCCACAGCCTAGTTTTTTAGCCATGTTTTCTGCGGCCTCACGAGTTGTAAAAATATAATCTGGTTCTTTGGTATCCATAACTGTACTTTTATTTATACACCTATACTTAATTATGCGAATAGCTTTTATAAACAACTTCTTTAACGCGGGAGGGTCGTCTCTTGCGTCTTTTAATTTAGCCCAGACACTTTCAAAAAACCACGAAATGATGTTTGCTGGATGTGTTGACGGTCCTTTTAGGGAAAAGTTCTCTAAGCTTGGGCAAACGTATCTGTTTGCAAATAATAACTTTGAGTACGATCAAAATCTTACGGATCATCTAAACAGGTTTTCCCCAGATGTTATCCACATATTTGTGCCTGGCTCACAACAGCTGTCTTTCATTGGCACATTACCAAAGTGCAAGCTTTTCGCAAGTGTTTTATGTGGGCAGACTGTCGGTTTTGATACATCGAAATTTAACAAGATTTTTTTCAGCTCTGAGTATCAGCGCTCACTCAGCCCCAACGTTAGCAATTTTGAAATTGTTAAGTACGGTATTTGCTCCACAGAGTCAATAACCCAGCAACGAGAAGCGCCTGTTTTTGGCCGCGTTTCAAGCTTCTGCCCATCAAAAATGATTCACGACACAATTTATTGTTCTGCGCGCATGCCAAACAATAATTTTATAATTGGCGGCGAGATTCTTGATCGACAGTATTTTGATGGTATTACAGCCTACCTAAATTACACAGACGCGAAAAACACTAATATATTTGCCAATGTGAGCGATGAACAAAAGCAGGAGATTATTAACTCCTGTGATGTTTATCATTATCCATCTTCTAACGAGGCCTTTTGTTTTTCAATACTTGAGGCTTTTTCTTGCGGAAAACCAGTCATCTCATACAGAAACTCTGCTATACCAGAAATGCTTGAGACAGACGAATGGCTGTGTGACGACTTTGAATCTTTGTTAGAATTGACAAAAAAGATGGCTAGCACTTCGGCGCAAGATCGACAAACTATTGGCATGAAGAATTTCGATCTCTACAAGAAGTACGGTGTGGACATTTACGCCCAAAAAATCGAACAAGAATACCGTAACTGAATCTAAAAACCATGTGTATGCGAAGCTACTAATCCTACAATAAAAACCAATATGAGTCTACCAACACAGTACCAGCAGTTTATTCATTTGTCACGATACTCAAGATTTCAAGACGCGATTGGTCGGCGTGAGTCTTGGGACGAAACTGTTAACAGATACTTTGAGTTTTTTTCAAACCACCTAAAGACAAACTGCTCTTTTAATCTTGACAAGCAGCTTTTATCCGAACTAAAATCTGCAGTTCTTAATCTTGAAATCATGCCAAGCATGCGCGCTCTAATGACTGCTGGCGAAGCTTTGCAGAGAGACAACGTTGCAGGGTATAATTGTTCTTATGTCACAGTCAGCAGAGTCCGCGCGTTTGATGAAATACTATACGTTCTCCTGTGCGGCACAGGAGTTGGATTCTCTGTTGAGCGACAATACGTCGAAAAGCTACCAACTATCGCTGAAGAGTTTACAAACAGCGAAACTACTATTGTCGTTCAAGATAGCAAGGCTGGCTGGGCTAAGGCATACAGAGAGCTGGTGTCCTTACTTATTGGAGGCCAAATTCCAAAATGGGACGTCTCAAAGGTTCGTCTTGCTGGCGCAAGACTCAAGACATTTGGTGGGCGTGCGTCTGGTCCGGGGCCATTGGAGGATCTCTTTAGATTCACTATTGATACTTTTAAAAAGGCTGCAGGAAGAAAACTCACTTCAATCGAATGCCATGATGTGGTCTGTAAAATTGCAGAAGTTGTCGTGGTTGGAGGTGTGCGAAGATCTGCACTTATATCGCTCAGCAATCTCACTGATGAAAGAATGCGGGATGCAAAATCAGGAGCTTGGTGGAACGAAAATCCCCAACGCGGTCTTGCAAACAACTCCGTCGCCTATAAAGAAAGACCAGACATTGGTATCTTCATGGAAGAGTGGGTTTCGCTTTACAAGAGTAAAAGCGGCGAGCGTGGCATCTTTAATCGTGAAGCTTGCAAAAAAACTGTGGAAAAGCTAGGGGAAAGAAGAGACGCCTCATATGAGTTTGGAACAAATCCATGCTCTGAAATTATTCTGCGAGACCGCGAGTTCTGTAATCTAACTGAGGTTGTTGTTCGGAACAACGATACAGAAGAGTCGCTTGAGAGAAAGGTTAGACTTGCAACTATCCTTGGAACTTTTCAGGCGTCTTTGACTCACTTTCCGTACCTTTCATCTGAATGGAAAAACAATTGTGAAGAAGAGGCCCTGTTGGGCGTTTCTTTGACTGGCATAATGGACAATCCTTCTACAGCAACCGCCCGCAAAGAAACAGAAATGATGTTGGCTAGACTTAAGAAAGTAGCTATAGACACAAACAAAAAATACGCAAACAGCATTGGCATAAAGCCAGCAGCAGCAATCACTTGTGTAAAACCAAGCGGTACTGTTTCTCAGCTAGTCGATGCCGCTTCTGGAATTCACCCAAGACACAACAACTACTACATCAGAACAGTCCGCGCTGACAGAAAAGATCCGCTTTGTAAGCTAATGATTGATCACGGCTTTCCACATGAGCCTTGTGTCATGAAGCCAGACTCAACAATGGTTTTCTCGTTTCCAGTGAAGGCCGAAGGATCTTTGACGAGAAACTCGCTTTCAGCAATCAAGCATCTTGAGGTTTGGCTAATGTACCAAAGATATTGGTGCGAGCACAAACCATCAATTACTGTGACTGTTAAAGAAAATGAGTGGATGGATGTAGGTGCTTGGGTATATGCACACTTCGATGAAATCAGCGGCATTTCCTTCTTGCCACACTCTGACCATTCTTACAGACAGGCGCCATATCAAGACTGCACGAAAGAAGAATACGAAAAGCTAAGTAAGTCAATGCCAAGCAATTTTGATTGGTCCTTGCTAAAGGATTACGAAAAGACTGACTCAACTGTCGGAACACAGACTTTTGCGTGCAGCGGCGATAAGTGTGAGCTTGTAGATATTACATCTTGAGAAAAACCATGATAGTAAAAATTAAAAAACTTTCAGATAACGCTAAAATACCGGAATACGCAACACCAGGCTCAGCTGGTGTAGATCTTTGCTCGGCAATTTCAACTACAATAGAACCAGGAAAGATCGCACTTATAAAAACAAACATATCTATTGAAACGCCTCAAAACATTGAGGCTCAGATAAGATCGAGAAGCGGCCTTGCTTTTAAGAATGGTATTTTTGTTTTAAACGCACCTGGAACTATTGACTCTGACTATCGCGGTGACGTTGGTGTCATCTTAGCAAATTTTAGTGATAATGCATTTGATGTAAAAGTTGGTGATAGGATCGCCCAGATGGTGTTTGCAAAAGTCATCAAGCCTGCTTTCTCAGAGTCCTCAGACCTTTCCACAACATCAAGAGGAGAGGGCGGGTTTGGGCACACTGGTGTCTAGTGTATTTATGATTGATGAGCGCAGAGAAATATGTAAATGAAAATCGTAGTTCGCTGCTTTCAATATACTCACAAATATTGTCTGCAGAAGAGCTTTCCTGCGAGGTATTCGAAAAAAGAGTTGATGACAAAACTAAAAAAGATCTTTGTAGAAAGACTATAGTCGTTCATAAATATTTAAATGGCGAGGTTGATTTTCCGATCAATCTTGCCTTTTTAAAACCAAAAGATAGTCAAATTGTAGAGGAGCTTTATAGCATCATGCTGTGCGAAGAATTTGTAAAAGCCGGTAAATTAACAAGAACCGGCGATACATATGAGGCTATAATTGATTGGGATTTTAAAATAATTCCTAAATTTAAGAAATACGTTAAGGGCAAGTAATGCCTATATACCCATTTGATTGCCAAGCGTGCCAGCACCACTTTGAGATCTGGCTTAAAATGTCAGATGAAAGACCAACACAATGCCCATCTTGTGGATGTGATGGATGCTTGGCTCGTGATTTTTCTGGAATAAACACAGTTGTTGATTCCAACCAGCCAAAAACAATAGGCGATTTGGCTAACAAAAACACAGAAGATGCGGTTAAGAGAGGCGAGCTTCCAAAAAGTGCCCTTGATTGGGAATCAAATAAAAAGAAAAAACGAGAAGTAAAAAATCGAGCAAAGAAAATATCAGAAATGACTCAGCAACAAAAAACAGACTATATTATGACAGGCAAAATGCCATGAGTGTTGAAATTAAAAAAATAGATGACGAGCTTTCATGTTACACATTCATTTGTGATGATACTGGAAAAAGAATGCTAAATGTTTGGTCTCGATCTATTGTTGGAAAAACACCAGTGCAAACAGTTGAGGCAAAATGGTTTAGCAGCGGATATGCAGGTTCTGGGCCATTTGAAATAGAGGGCGTTTTATCTTGTACACCAATTGATGATTCAAGATTTAACACAGAGATAGTAGACTTTATGACCGATGAAATATCTGGAGACGTAAAGCTAACGGCTTTTGTAAAACAAAAATGAAATTTATAAACTCAATAGATCAGCTTGGTGGCGAAAAGAAATACTCTAATGAGTATCTAAACGAATACGGTAATGCTAGTGAAGAGTCTAGAGCCTGCGCAAAAGTGCAGTCGTCAGACACTGGAACTAGATACTACATACTACAAAGCAACGCCCAAAGAAAGATATTTAACCCAATAATTGACGATTTTCACAAAAAGCTTCCTGGCAGGTCAGAGCATGAGTTTAAACTGACTGAATGCTCAAAAGAAGCATTCGACGCCTACGCGGATTATCTAAAAACAAAAAATCCTTTAATGCTTAAAAAAGCGGAGATTTGCGTAAAAAGATGAACAAGGCAAAAGTAAAATCCATTCTTAGCCAATGCAAGAAATCAATAAACACAATCTTTGATGATGCTGAAGCGGCTAGGCTTAGTAAAGATCAGATGGAAGAAGTAATCGCTCTTATTTCAAGAAAAATAGAGGGCGAAACCAACAAGGAAAACGCCGATCTAGAAAAACCAGCACCAATCAAGTCTCATGTTTTTAAGACAGGTGCTACTTCAGATGAAAGAGGCGCGTATGTTCATACTAAGTCAGCATCAGAAAAATTTGATCAAATGAACGGTAGATAAAAATGAACACCTCTATTGATCCAAAGCTAAACATTTTCTGGTCAGTAAATCTTAAATCAGAAAAGACATGGTTTGATAAGCTAAATGATGATGGCGCTGAGTGGTTTAAGCTTTCAGACGCAATAGAATTTGGAGCAGAAGAAATACAATCAATGGCTCTTTGGGTTCACAAAAAGTTTCCAGAGCCACATATAACCTCTGTTCCAGTCGCTCAGAATAAAGACGGTTACTTTTTTGGAAAGCGCGCATCAATTACTTTTGGTGACGGCAACGCCCAAGAGTTTATCGGCGCTGGATATCTTGAAAATGATATCGTGAAAATTACTTGGTATAACAATTTACTCGAAGCTACTATGTTTGAGGAGCGCCCTCCGCAAGAATGCGGATTCTCTCTTATAAGATGCAAGAACAAGAACACGACAGCAATTTCGTCTCAGGCTTAAAAATTAAAACATCAGCTTATATCACTGAGCTGATTATACTAAACGACATAGAGTGGAAGATTAAAAAAGGTATTTTGGCCTCAAAGCCAATTTCTCCGTTTTGGAGAAAAAACGCGCAAACTACGCCAGAGCTTAAAACACTTGCAGAGAAGTTTAGACTTGAGCTTAGCTATGTAAAAAATCTGCTTCATGTTTTTAGCGCCCCGGTCTTAATAAAGTATATTAAAGAGCGCGGTATTATAACGATAAGGTTTCTTACTTCAGACAAGCAAAAAGCCATGGTCTTTAATCTTTTTAATGAGCAGGTTGATTTTGAAAAAGCAAAAGCTGAAAACAAGAAAAACAAATTTGATGAGACCATTATAACCGTTGAAGACACTCGTCGCGCTCCTAAACTACGTAAAGGACTTGTATGAGCACAAAACCGCTAGTTGTCGAAGATTTTTTAATTCCAGCAAATCTGCTTCGTGAAGAAGAAGGCCGAGTATTCAGAACAACCATATCAATGGACATTGCTCTGTCTGGTGGTATTCCAGAAGGAACTAGCGTTCTTCTAAGCGGTAAGCCAAAAATCGGTAAAACAACTCTAGCACTGCACTATGTGCAGCAATGCCACAGAAAAGACCCCTCTAAAAAGGCTTTCTTCTTTGACGTAGAGGGCCGTTTGCGCACTGAGCTAGTTGACTGCTTTCCAGATATAAATAAAGAGAATCTAAACATCGTTAGATCTAACAGCACAAAAATATTGAGCGCTGAAGACTATCTAAATCTTATATTTCAAACTCTAAAAGATAATGAGCACTCAATATGCATTCTTGACTCCATTGCTGCGCTTTGCCCGGAGGGTGAGCTGTCTTCTAATATTGGCGACTCTGTTAAAATGGCTGGAACCGCCACGCTTATGTACAAGATATTTAAGAGAGTCAGCCAGATCCTGCCGGTTACGCATAGCACATTTATTGCCTTGACTCACATGATTGCAAATCCAAACCCAGGGCCTGGAAAGAAGAGCTATGCGGTTGGTGGCAATGCTCCTCAGTACGGAGCATCTGTTTGGCTAGAGGCTGCATGGAAGCAAGACATTAATGACTCCGCTAACAAGACTATTGGTCAGAACGCACACTTCAATGTTATTGCTTCAGCGCTTGGCGCCCCTGGCGCAGAAGTAACAGTGCCAATAATTTACGGAAGAGGCGTTGATGAGCATATGGATTTGTTCAATATTTGCTGCGAACTTGGTCTTATTCAAAAAGCTGGGGCTTGGTATAGCATTGGTGGCGCAAAAGAAAAAATTCAAGGCCAACTAGCTGTTGTTGAGCTGCTAAGAAAAGACGAAAAGCTTTACTCTTCTCTTCTATCTCAGGTAGAGCAAATGGCTATGCCATGCAAGTAATTTCAATAAATAATCCATCAAAAAGAATTGCATGGGATTTACGCCCGACGACTTGGCCAATGAAAAGCAAGGCGACTTGCAGATCAAAAATACAGCACAGTATTGGGCAAATGATATCAAAAAAATATCCTCTTGATCCGATCCTAGAGGACATAACAATACCAGACACTAGGCTATCTCTTGATTTTTATCTGCCTCAGCGCAAAATTGCCTTTGAGATACAGGGCGAGCAGCACAGTGAAATGAACCCCTTTTTTCATGACAGCATCGCTGACTTTGAAAATCAAAAGCAGCGTGATGAAATGAAAGAACTTTTTTGCGAACTTAATAACATAAGACTGATCAAGCTACACTCAATCAAAGAAGCGGAGAAATATTTTGGAATCACAAAATCTGATGGATCGGTCTGAAATTCAAAAGAAGATGGCTGAGTTTCGTGACCACTTTAAGTTTGCGGCTATTATGGTTCCACCAGAAGTCGATAGGCTTCTTGGTATGACAAGGGATTATTTAAAGTCTGCAAACAGAGAAGATCTTGCTATTGACTGTATACGACTTTCTCAATACGGCCTTTACATTAAAACCGAAGCAAACAGGCTTCGTTCGAATATTTCTTGGTGCGACGCAAACATCAACTCTATTGTCGGCCGAGAGCTACCAAACACAAACGGCTACGGTATAGCTGAAAAGTCACTTGTAATTAAAAGGAACGATCCAGTGGCAAAGCAGCTAGAGTCAATAAAAACACTCTGCGAAGTTCAACTAAAAACAATCGAGGACATAGACAAAAAAATTGAGTTTATGGCCTCATCTATAAAAAATCTTTGCTTTGAAAAGAGAGGAATAACAAATGAAAGATCTTAAAGGTTTTCTGCAAAAGGCCATCATTACAAATGATATGGAGTCCGTTCGTGAGTTTTACACCACAATATTTGGAGAGACAGCCCCGATAAGTGTTATGCAGCAAGGCACCAATATTGACACTCAAAAAATTGAGGCCATTAAAAAAATACTTCTCGAAGATGTTATTGAGGATCGTGGCTACGAGTATGATACTCAAGCCCAGGAGCAAGACGAGCATGAAGATGATGCTCAGTCTAGAGACCAAAGATTCATATCAAGCAAAGAGTTTGAGCTTCCCGAAGACGCGCTACCAAACTACCAAGAAGAAGTCAAAAAGCTTAGCTCTCGAAAAAAACATTATCGTGACGCCTATAGACCAAATATGAAAAAGTGCGAGGTTTGTGCGACAACATTTGATTTCAACAAAGAGTATCCTGCTGGCATGCTACAATCTGACAGCTCAATCAAGATAAAGTGCAATAAATGCAGAGCAAAGTAAAATCTTACAACCAGTCTGTCTGTGAAGAAAGCTTGATATCATGCGCCATGAACAATGGCGCTGATGTTATTTACTCAAGCGATATTGCTATTTCCGATTCTGATTTCGGTGACGCCCTTTTGGGGAAATGCTTCTTTGCAATTGCCTCCCTTGCCGAATCTGGAAACTCAGGCAAAATAAGCCCACAGCTTTTGGTTTCCGAGCTGTCAAAAACTGGGCAGGTTTCATCAAAAGAATCACAGTCAATCCAAGCAATACAGGCAATTGAATCTGAAAAGGGCGATTATCAACACTTTGCAAGACAGGTAAAGTTCTGGAGTCTTTGCCGTTTACTAAAAAAGAAGCTAGAGTCTGGCATAAAATCAATTGGCGATCTAAGCGGATCAGAAAGCATAGTTGACGTTGCTTCGGCTGTTGAGTCTTCTGTTTTTGAGTTTATACCAGAGGTCACTAGTGAAAACGACCTTGTTCAAATTGGTGAATTTGCAGAAGGTCATATAAAATATCTGGCTGAAAATCCAGTAAAGTCAGCTGGGATTCCGACAGGTTATCCCCGATACGACCAAACTATTGGCGGTGGATATAGACGAGGAACAGTGAATGTTGTTGGTGCTAGACCAAAGGTTGGTAAAAGCACATTTTGTCTGAACGTCGCTGCTAACATGGCAAAGCAGGGAATACCAGTTTTGTATCTTGATACAGAAATGAAAAAAGAAACCCAGTCTGTTAAATGGGTATCTCTCCACTCTGGTGTTGATCAAGGTTCAATTGAAACTGGTCAATTTTCCCAAAAGGAGAACCTAAAGTTTTCCATCGAACAAGCCCTAGACTCCATTAAGAAGATGCCGTTTTATCACATTAGCATTGCTGGCAAAAAGCCAGAAGAGATAATGTCGATAGCTCGCCGTTGGATTTCCTCTGTTGTTGGTCGTGACGAAGGCGGAAACACCAAAGACTGCCTAATAATGCTTGACTACTTGAAGACTATGGATCTTGCTGACGTTGGCGATTTCCAAGAGTACCAATACCTAGGTGACTTTATAACAAAGCTGCACAACTTTGCGGTTAAAAATGACGTCCCAGTTCTTGCTACAGTTCAGCTTAATCGTGACGGAATTAGCAAAGAAGACAGTAGCGTTGTTTCTGGAAGCGATAGAATCTTGTGGCTTTGCTCTAGCCTTGCCTATCTTAAAAAGAAAACAGATGAGGATGTTGCTGCTGGAGACAGCAAAACAAACGGTGACAGAAAGCTAATTGTGATAGATACTAGATACGGTGGAGGAATGGACGCCTCTTCTGAGTACATAAATATCGTATCTAATCTAGAAAGATCCGAAATGATTGAGGGCAAGTTTAATTTTGAGATACTAGAATCGAATAATAACATTGATCAAAATGACGACGAAGACGATATTGAGTTCTGAAGAAATAAAAATCTTTAAAAAGATTGCCTGCGAGAATGACTACAAAATCTTGCAGGCTCTTGGTTTTGAATTCAATGGAAACTCTTCTGTCCAACAAGAATGCCCCGTTCACGGTGGAGACAACCCAACAGCTTTTAGTTATCACTTTGGTAAGTGCTGTTGGTCTTGCTTTACACATGGATGTCATCAAAAATACGGCAATGATATTATTGGGCTTGTTCGTGGGCTAAAGCAAATAAGCTTTGCCGAAGCAATAGAGTGGATACAATCAGTAATAGAGTCAGACGATTTCAATGATTTTTCAATAACTAGAAACCGTCAAGAAATTGTCAGCAACAAAGTTATATCAGACGGTAGGCTTTCAAAACTTGATAAAAGTCATCAGTTTATCAAATCAAGGGGATTTACTGAAAAGGTTTGCGAGTTTTTCGAAGCTGGTGTCTCCCTAAATGGAAAGACCTACCACCATAGATTAATGATTCCAATCAGGAATATTAACGGTGACTTGGTTGGTATAACTGGAAGATCAATATTTGAAAAGAACAAGCTAGGATGGTATTTTCCAGAAAAATATACGATAGATGAAACGTATAGAAAACTTTACGCAAAATGGAGACACTACCCAAAGGGATTCAACAAATCGATTGAAATCTACAACATAAACAATGCGGCCGACGAAATCAAATCATCTGGATTTGCGGTTGTTGTTGAGGGTCCTTTTGATTGCTGGAGAATGCACATGTACGGCATAAAAAACGTTGTTGGTATAATGGGTTCATCGATGTCAAACAGGCAAGCAGACCTTCTGCATTCGGTTGGCGCTGTAAAACTTGGCCTCATGCTTGATTCTGACGAAGCTGGAACAAAAGCTGCCTCAAAAATAAAATCCTTGTTTAATTCACGATTCTCTATATCTAAAATTCTTACCGACAACAAAGACCCAGACATGCTGTCTTTGGAAGAATTTAATTGCAAAGTTTTGCCACAAATAAAAGTTCTATCAAAATGAAGACACAAATAATTATAATGACGGGCAAAGCGCAGAGCGGAAAAGACACTGCTTGTTCTTACGTTCGCGGCTTTCTAAAAGAGCACGGTTATTCATCAAAAGTTTATCCATTTGCAGACGCGCTAAAACAGGTATGCATAAATGTTTTGGGTCTTGAATATAATCAATGCTGGGGTGAGAACTCCGACAAAAACACAAACACTAGATTCAAGTGGTGCGACTTGCCCATGTGCAGCACTGATATAGCAATGATAATGCAAAACAAGCCAGGATCAAGATGCGATGATTACATGACCGCAAGAGATGTCATGCAGGTCTTTGGCACAAATATATTTAGACGATTTTACCAAGACTGCTGGGTACAAGCGACAATTAAAAAAATAAAGGAAGAGGGTCTGGATTTTGCTCTCATATCAGACGCGAGATTTCCAAATGAGATTAACTATGCTACCTTTTACGAGCCTATAGTTATCAAGTTTACAAGAAACCCACTGAACAACCAGCATGAAAGCGAAACGGCCCTTGATAACTATGACTTTAGCAATATAAAGAAATTTCATACAATCAGAAACGATGATATGAATATGGATGAGAAAAACGAATCCATCAAGTCAATACTGAGTCATTATATATGATTATTGGTATAAAAGCTGAAGCCGTAAATTTTAATGGAGCATACGATCTTAACGATCCAGCCAGGCTATTTGTTAGAAATCAAATTATCTCACAACTCAGCTCTATAGAAGTAGATGGTTCTATTTGTATATCAAGAGCTTCAATAGGATTTGAGCTTGATTTTATATACGCCTGCCAGGAGACTGAGATACCGTATATAGTTTACATACCATTCAAGGGCATAGAAGAAAGATGGCCACCACAAATACAAAAGGTCTACAAGGAGATTCTTAAGCTTTCTAAGCAGAAGTTTGTAAAAAACGGTGGAGGCTACTCACCTAAAAAGATAAAATCTACTCAGGACTTTATAGAGTCAACAGCAAACACTCTTGTTGTTGTTAAAAACTCAGAACGTATATTTAATCAACCAATTGTGAGGGTTGAGGATCAGATTGAAAAGGCCACGAAATGAACATCCAGTATTTAAGAGCGTCTTCAATAAAAACCTACGAGGGTTGTCAGTTTCAGTTCTTCCTTGACTCAATACTTGAAATACCAAGCGGGTCTGGGAAAAAGGCCCTTCTTGGTACAATTGTGCATCACGTACTTGAAATAATGGCAAAAGCCACAAAGCTTGGTCACAAAGATGGCCTTCTGCTTGATCACGTGCTTTTGCTAGATATATGCTGGAAGCGTTACAAAGCTGAAAACGCTGGAAGAATTGATTTGGCTGATGGTGCCGATAAAAGGTTTTGCCTTAAGTCTATTGAAAAGGTTCTAGGCACGAAGTACGATCCAAGAAACCTGAAGGTTCTGCACACGGAGCGTCAATTCAGAATACCTTTAACAATGCCAGGCTTTACCTTTGAGTATTACGATGTACTCAGCAAGAAAACTACTTCTGGAAACTACGAAATCCGTGGCACGATTGATCTAATAACTAAGCTTGATGACAGCACCCTAGAGATAATTGATTGGAAAACAGGATCAAGAAAATCTTGGGAGACAGGCGAGCTTAAAGAATATGATTATTTTGCAAGCAAAGATATACAGCTAAGAATGTACGATTTGGCTGTTTCGATGCTGTATCCGCAGTACAAGACTAGACTTTTGACGATACACTTTGTAAACGACGGTGGGCCATTTACGGTATGTTTTGATGACGAGCAAAGAAAGGAAACTTTGTCAATTATCAAAGACCACTTCAATACCATAAAGGGTAATCATCTTCCAACCAGGATTAAAGAGGTTAACGGTTCACAGGCGTGGAAATGCAAGACAACATGCCATTTCGGAAAGACAAAAACCGCAAATGGTTGCAGCGTATGCGATAATGTTTTCAACTATCTTGTTGCTAACGGAATCGACAAAACTATACTTAGAGTCGGAGAGGTTCGTAAGACAAAGGCCGAGGAAAAGGCACTTAAAACATCTGACAGAAGAAACACTTTTAAAGACGAACAATGAGCTATATTCCTGTTCATGTGCACACCGCGTGGTCGCTTCTTGATAGCGTTGTAACAATTGATTCTCTTGTTGCAAAGAGCAAAGAGTACGGCATACCAGCAATATGCATGACAGACCACAACAATATCAAGGGCGTTGTTCCATTCTTCAAAGAATGCAAGGCCTCTGGTATCAAACCAATAATTGGGGTAGAACTTGACACTTACAGTGGTGATAATTTTGTTGGGCGAATAACCCTTCTTGCAAAAAATAAAACAGGCTATAAAAACATAGTTAAACTTGTGTCTATGGCCCGGACAAAGGAGGCCCTTTCTTTTAATGGAATGCCTAGAACACAAGTAGAGTCACTTTATCCATATAAAGCTGGTCTTATCTGTCTCGTTGGCGATCTTAAAAGCCAAATTTATTCAAGCGCTTTTGTAAACCACGAAATGGCTTACTCAAGCGACTCTGTTGAAGAGTGCGAAACACTGCTGCACAAAGACTGGAAGTCTCGTATTGAAAAAGTTCTAGAGAATTATAAGAAGATATACGAAAACGTATTTTTGTTTTATGACGTCAGTCTTCTTCCAGCCCATTTTGTTCTTGGCAAGAGAATAAGCGAATCTTTTGAAGAGGCCCTGCCTTCTCATAATATCCATTACCTTAATAAGGAAGATATTGAGCTTCACGAGCTTTTAACAAAGGCTAAGGAAGATGGCGGATCTTGCTGCGAGGCAATGAACGATTCTCGCATATTTGACAAGCGATGGTCTCGTGGATATCTATCAAAGGAGCTTAAGCGAGGAGAAAAAACCCTTAAGCTTTTAGATCTTATTGAAGACTACTCAATTCAAGAACGACCAATTCTTGCAAGCTTTAAAGTTGGAGACCACAAAATAGTTGATCCACATGAGTATCTGCGCGAACTTTGCAGATCTGGTTTTAAGTCAACTGGTCTTCTTCAAGAGTTTAAGCAAGACCCATCTCTTAAAGAAGCTTATGTAAAAAGAATACAACACGAACTTGAGGTATTCAAGCAAGCTGGCATGTCAGCGTACTTTTTGATTGTTCATGATATCATAAACAGTCTTCGATCAAAGGGTGTTCCGGCAGACATTAGAGGCTCATCTTCTGGCTGCATGATCTCGTATCTCATCGGTATTTCTTCCGTTGATCCGATGCGACCAGACCCAACACTTGGCTATGATCCAGGGAGAGAGCTTCCATTTGAAAGATTTTACAATGAAGGCAGAAACACAAAAGAAAACGTTTCCTTACCAGATATCGATATGGATGTGCCACCATCTTTCAGAGAGTCACTTATTGGGTATATTAGCAAAAAATACGGAAGTGATTGTGTTGGTCACATTATTACTCACTCAAGATTTAAAGGCCGTGGCGCAATAAAAGAGGTATTTAAGCTTTTAAAACCGACACCAGATTATTTTGATGTTTCAAATCAAATCACAAAAAAGTTTGCTGAAGAAGCAAAGATCTCAGACGATCTTGTAGAAATGCAGAAAGAAGACCCGTCTTACGGAATTATCCGATGGAACATAGACAATATTAAATCAATTGCTGAATATTACGAGCAGTTCAAGGAGGCCTTTGACTATGCTTTAAGAATAGAAGAAGTGCCTAGAAATGAGAGCGTACACGCCGCTGGAATCATTATTGCTGATCAGCCACTTAGTAATCTGTTTCCAATGGTGTACTCTGAAAAACTTGATGCTATGGTGATAGATGTAGAAGGTGCCGACATAGAATATTTAGGAGGCGTTAAATTTGATATACTTGGCGTAACCGCACTAGAAAAAGTTTTTCAAATACAACGTATGGTTAATTTTAAGCTTGATGAAATTGAGTTTGGGGAGTTTTCTTACTCGTACTACGATTAAGTGTATATATAGGTGATTACGCTATTCGGGCATCTTAGGCCCGTCTGAGTTACGCGTAGTTGCCCATCAGTTCGTAACTGTTCTGATGGGCTTTTTAAGGACAACATGAAGACCACTCAAAACAATATTGAGAGAAAAACAAACGCATGTTCTTTTTCTAAACCTAGCTATAAGCTTTGGAATATGACATCTTCACAGGGTCTAATGTTTTTTAGGAGCATCCTAGAATGCTCTGGCATAGATGACACAGACCATCTTTTAAAAATTGCAAAGCAAACTATTGATCATCTTAAAAACCCAAAGGACAAAAGAAATAAGTCAAAAGAGCTAGAGGTTCTTATGCTAGATTGGTACGATTGCTTATCTAGCGGTAGTCCTGCGTATGAGATATACAGCAAAAAAGAGTATTTAAGTGAGGTTTGGGCTTGTTGGTTAGTGTACTCAAGAAAGTACATAAAAGAAATTGCGAGTCCAACAGTTTGTATACCTAGAGGAATTTTTGGCGAGATCAACAAAGGCTCTATTATAGCTGATCTTGGCAATGGGATTGGTATAACAAGCGCAGCCTTTAAACAAGCCTTTCCAGACGCTTCTGTGATTGGAACAAATATCATAGCATCAGATCAATGGAGGGTAGCTAGCTTTTTATCAAATGAATATGATTTCGGTCTTGTTGAAAGCGCTGCAGATATAGCCACCAATGTAGATGTTGCGTTTGCTTCTGAGTATTTTGAGCACTTCGAAGACCCAATTGATCATCTTAACGATATATTTAAAGCAATTAAACCAAAAAGAATGATTATCGCAAACGCCTTTACCGCAAAAGCAATTGGTCACTTTGATGTTTACAAAAGAAACAATGTTAAAATAAAATCAACATCGATGGGTTCTTTTTTTTCAAGGGCGATGAAAGACTTAGGATATTCGCAATTAAATACTGGTCTATGGAATAATAGACCTCAAACATGGATACTTAATTAAAATGGATGATATAGACATGCGCGATATGGACCCAAGGCTTGCAAAGGCTATGATAATATTTGGTCTTAAGTTTGCCGAATACACTAAAGAGATGGACTACGAGCTTTGGACTAGAGCCATAGATTACGCAAAGACATTTACAAAGGTTGATGGGGTTGAGATTAACTGCGACCCTAGAGAAAAAAATGAATTTCAATAACTTTGGAACCGTAAAAGCACGTCATAAAGTTCGCGGAATTGAAATAATTGAAAGAGAATACAGCATAGAGCTTAAGTCTGATAGCAGCTCTGTTTTCCTATCTTCTATTGAAGAAATAGACAGTGTTATTGATGTATTAAAGTACGCAAAGCTTGCGCATCACAAGAAAAAGTTTTTCACACTAAAAGATTAGCGTGTATTACGCTATATGGAAAACTTTCGTTTTATAAAAACGCTTAATCAAATTGCTTTAGCAATAGAGGACCAGACTCAACTAGCCACTGGTGTTCCTGGCGAGGCTAAGGAAGGTGGTTCTTTTTTAGGTCTTGGCGAATCAGACTGGTGGGCCATCAGTATTTTGGGCGGAATGGGAGTATTTGCTGGCTTAAATAAGATCGTTGACAAAGTTTTAGAATATCTAGGAAAGAACAAAGAATGCCTTAAGCTTTTCGGTAGATATCTCAAAGGTCCTTTCCTTCAACTACTAAACGGAATGGTTCAAGGCGTTTTTGGTGGCACCATAGGAAGCTACTTAAGCAGAGATCCATCTACTGGTGATACCTTGATGAAGGCTAGAGAGCTTTGGCAAAAATGGCAATCATCAAACTACAGAGACACTTTAAATAGGGCAGTAGACAATCTTTATTCTTCTGATCCAAATATTGAGGACGTTAAGCGGCAATTAAGAAGATGCATTGCTGATGGAACCCTAGACAAATTCATAAAAGATCTAATGTACGCCACATTTGTATCAAAGTTCCCGAATCTACCAAAAGAGCTACTTGAAGCAATTAAGCGTTTCTGGGATTCGTTTTTAAACAATGGGGATTTGTATGCATTTGGTGCTGCGATTGCAGCAGCTGTCTATCAATTTGGTGCTGGAGCAGGAGAGGCAGCGTATGTTCTGGCTGCAGAAGTGCTTGGTCAGGGTTTTGTAGCAGAGTATGGCGTTGGTTATACTGTAATTGTTGGTGTTCTAACCGCAGTTTTTATTGGTCTCAGTGCGTTTTTCTTAGCTGGTGGCACTTTAGCTGGTATTGCTGCTTGGCTTAGCTCCACAGCTAGCGGGATAATATCTACTGCTGCTGCTGGCGCTGGTTTGAGTTCAGCAGCTATTCAGAGAATAAATGAAATAATTCAGCAAATAGCTAGACAAGTATTGCCAGCCACATGAACAGTAAAGACGTAAAGCTTTTTAATTACATAGCAAAAGTCGCAGCAAAAAGAGGCGATACTGTTTTAGCGCCAGGCCAGACCCAAACATTTGAAGACATAGGTCCTGTTAGCGAACCAGCAGAAAAACCAGATAAAGAAACCGAAATAGCCTGGGAAAAATGGATTACTGGGCTTTCGCTTGCCCCAATTCTAGTTTGGGCATTGAGATCTCTTTGGAAATACCTTGATCCGTTCTGCAAAAGAAGACTAGCTGGAGTTCTTGAGTCTTTAAGCGCAGCGATGAAAAAATTAAATGAAGCGGCTGGCCAAAATGAGTTTGCTGCGGCAGCAGAGGCTCTACGGCAAATATTTCAATCATTACCTAAAAACTGCAGAGATGGAGTTTTGGAAAATCCAGAGTTTGTTGCCGAGCTTAGAAGAATCTCAGACGGTATGGCTATAACCATTGAGGACTTGATTGGCAAATACATTATGCAAAAAAATCAGGACGACGCCCTGAGATGGCTAGTAAACTACGGAACCTCTGCGGCAACAGTAGCAGCCGTTTATCTTTGGGCTTTAAATCAGCCCGGCTCAAGTCCTAGTATTGCGGCAGAAATAGCAGCGTGGGCAGAAACAAATAGAACTGTGCTTTGGGTAATCGCTAGTGCTGCTGTGTTATTCGGTCTCGCTGCTGCACTTAGCGGCGTTGGACTTCCAGTCGGAATTGCATCTGGAGCTACTGGAGTTATACTTATGGCCCTATTGGCTTGGCTAAATCAAGATCCCCCGCAAGATGCTGGTGGCGGGATGGAAGCCTAAATAGAAGCTTCGTTTATTGCTTTAATAAAAGAAGAAATTACTGAGCTGCTTGTGTAGTCAGTAACAGACTTCTTAGCTTCCCACATCTTACAAGACCAGTAGTTAGCCTTCCATTTTGGACCAGGATTACTGCACCCGTGACGTGATCTGTAATTTTTTCTTCTTTTTGGGTCGTCACGACGTATTTCCATGTTTGGATCACCGAACATTACGCGGACAACATTTCCACGATCGTTCTTGACGTAAACGTAGAATTTCTTCTTCCCGTAGCCAGGATCGCCCTTACCTATTCGTCTTGGTTGATTTAGGGTTACTTTTTTACCCTGATACTCAACTGCCTGGGCTTTCTCTGAAGCAAAAATTACGTCAAGTTCCGAGTCGGTCATAGCTTCTCCAGACCCTCGACGCGCTCCGTTACGCTCCAGCCGGTATTGTGCGGAAACTCTGGATTCATTATTTTAATTGACGCAACACCAGAATTAATTTCTAAAACTTCGCCCCAAACACCAAAGTTAACCGAGTCCTTGTTTCCGCAGCTAACTATGTCGCCAGCTGAAATGCTAGCCTCTTCTGGCTGCTGTGGTGTGTAATCGTAATCGTTTTCTTCTTCGTTCATGATAGTTTTTCCAATTGATCTTCTGTCTTTTTGAGCACTGTTCCTGGGCCATACGAAGGTCCGTCATTTTCTACGGTATAATGAATAAGGTATCCGCTGTTTTCTGGCAGGGCCTCAATCATAGTAACGACCCCTACGCTGCCGTAATGCATGCACTGCTGATTTACGTCTTTTACGCGATCGCCAACCTTTATACCTTTGTACGAGGTTATTTCTGTCCCCATTGCTATTTGCAATTTTCTCAGTGCACTCTTGATCTTATTATTGGCTAAGCCCATGTATTATTATACACAAATTTTAAGGCTCCTCATCATCAGGAATAACTGGAGGAACTAGACTCACTGGATTTGCCGAAATCACCCCTGTTATTATTCCAGGAGAAACAATTGACTCAAATAGCGCAATATCCTCTGCGTAATACTCCTCCAAAACAGCTGTCTGCTCGGCCGTAAAAGTTGGCTTTGGATAAGACGCTGCGTTTATTTGAGGCAATGGTAGCATAAAACCTATCTCTGCAGAGGCCTCGTTTATGTGTTCTGGGAACTTGTAAAGCTTTGTGTTTACATCAACCCACAGAATCTGTGGCATGAAGTGTTGATTCTTTGAAATATTTATTTCACGATGGCGTCTTGTGTTAGAGACAATTGTAGATTCATTTACAAGCGCCTCAATAACGTAATCAACATCCGAAAGCTTAAATTGAGCGACTGCTGATCTAAATCTTTCAATTGGGTCTCGTATCATAGCAAGTATTGGCTTCGATGGATACTTCTCTCTTTTTACAAAGCTCTGCCACATTGAGTTATCAGCCGTTTTTCCGTTTGGGTACGCTGCGCCTGTTATAAGCGCTTCTTCTTCTGGCTGAAATGCCTTTATCACGCACCTAGACAGTGTTGAGCATCCAGATTTAGGAATAAAGGCTAGACTGTAGTTTGGTGTTACAAAATATCCCATTTTTAGCACGGTGTGTTGCCAATAACCGTATACCCCTTGTTTGTTGCTATTGAATCGTTTACTGGAACCCCCGACGCACAAGTAATATTTATATATCCATTTCCGTTTCCAAGATCTGTAAAAAATTGCTCTATTGCTGCTGTTCCTAGTCCACAGGATTGTAGGCTCGCGCCACCCTTGAAAAGACTGTATGTTGAATAATAGTCAGAGTATAAAATACAACCAACAGCCCGTAAAGACGTTAAAGAGGCGCAGTTACTAACATTTATATTATAGAGATACGGATTATTAGCAGCTGAAAACTCAAGAGATGTAACAGATGTTATTCTACAATCAAAATTTAAAATATTTCGTAAACTAGACACTCCTGTAATTGAAGCCAGGACAGTGCTATATGCTAGGTTCAATTCAATCAATCTAAAGCCATTAGATAGATCAAGACTCGTTAATCCAGTATTAGTTAAGGCAAGAGTTCCTATTCTTCCGTTGTGTTTATAAGAAGTAAGCCCAGACCCAGAATCGCACGCAAAAATACCTAGCTGTGATAAAGAGTAAATATCTACAAAGTTTATCTGCGATCTCGTGTAGTTTCCAAACCCGATTGTGGTTATGTGGCCAATTATTTTTCCTGTTGAATCGCAGGCATACATAGAAAATTCTTTTTCGGCGGATGTATTGTATGGTGCTGCAACCAATTTTGTAATATACTGAATACTGATTGGAATGCCATTTCCGTAAACCGTAGTAACGCCGTCCCACCATTTTACAGCGACGTATCCAGTTGTCGTATAAACGTAGGCGGTATTAAGAGCACCAAACGTTCCGCTCGATTTCGGTGTTGTAAACCTAGCTATTTCAGCAACACTAGGTACCGAAGAAAAATATTTAGCGCTTGGTAAAACAATCATACTGTGAGTGTTCCTGCCAAATTGTATGTGTCTGTAGTGTAGCAAATTATACTCGCAGCACCAAACTGACCGCTTATCTTGTTTCCAGACGCGTAGCAGTTTAATGTTGCGCCAGAAAGACCAGTGCAGGTTACCTGTCCAGTTCCTAGCTGAATTATTGTCGCATTGAAACCAACGTCAAGGCCAGTTGGTATTCGCAGCGTGTGGCTTGCTGCGCTGTTAAAAGTTATTACTCTTCCATTGTCCGATGCCTGTAGTGTGTAGCCAGTTGCTGTTTGTGCGTTTATTGCGTTTGATGTTATTCTGTAGCCGCTTGCAGCTAGCATATGCCCAGTTGACTGAACGCTTGACCAGCCAATAGCCGCACCAGTCGCTCTAACATCAGAGCTTGTTAGTATTGACTGACCTATTGCTCTTAGTGGGCCGGAATCAAGTATCACTCCGCTTGCCGAAGATCCTTTAAGGACAAGCCCACCTAGAGTGTTTCCGATTGTTATTTGGCTGTTACCGAAAGATCCGTTTGTACCAATATTTATTATCTTATGACCGCCAACAATCGAATTCGTTCCAATGTCTATGAATCCAGTGCTGCTGCCAACAGTAGTGTCTAGTGTTAGGCCACCGATTGTTATACCTGTTGCGGTTGACCCTATTACGTTTGTTCTTCCGTTTATTGTTATTGTGCCTGTAGAGGCTGTGCTTGGACCTATCGTTATGTTTGTTGTTGCTGAACCAACAGAGGCCCCCGTTCCTATGTTTATTGTTTTTGTTACACCTGCTCCGTTTGCGCCAGTACCAATGTTTAAAGTGCTTGCTGATGTGGCGCCACCAATAGTCATTGTTGTAGCGGCCCCGCCCATTGAAAGTGTAGTGGCTGTTGTATTAAATACAGTTACAGATGCCGCGGTTGTTGTTATAGTTCCATCATTAACCGCGATATCACCAACTGTGACGACGCCAGTCGGATGACCGATCTGCACACCGCTTGCACCACCGCCAATATTAACACGGGCAGCTGTAGTGTTAAATATGTTTGCACTTGTAGCGGTTGTTGAAATGGTTCCGCTGTTCGCTGCAATGTTGCCCATCACAACGGTTCCAGTTGGATGCCCAATCTGTACACCACTAGCGCCACCGCCAATATTAACACGGGCAGCTGTTGTATTAAAAATTGTAGCTGAAGAGTTTGACGTTGTTATATCACCACCGTTTACAGCAATGTCTCCCCCCAAAACAGTTGATGGACTGTTTATTGTGGTTGTTCCAGCAGAGGAAGAACCCAGGCTTATTGTAACAGTTCCATCACCCCCAGCAGTTGTTCCTATTTTAATTATTTTCTGCTGCGGATCAAAAATATTTCCTGTTGCAATGTTAACGTTACTCGCTGACGTAAATGCGTTTGCTGTTACTATGTTAGTATCAAAAACGCTTGCAGTACCAGCAAGAGGCGTAATTATGTCAGGGGTTCCTAGAGTGAGTGTTCCAGACGCCAAAATGTTGTTTGGAACATCGTTTGTTCTGCCTGGACCAAGTACTATGATTTGCCCATTGTTTGAGTTAACTCTTCCAACACGACCAATGTTTTGCACCAAAATGCTTGCGCCAGTCGGTCTGACATTTGTTACCCATCCAGTTGAATTAACGTAAACGCTATTACCAACAGTAAACGCCGATGTGTCAGTATCACTTAAAACACCAACTATTACGATATAACCAGTTGCGTTTACGGCCAAAGACTGGGCACACAACCCAACCGCTGGCATTTTTGCAGTGGTATCAGCACGAGCAAGCTGAATTTCAATAACATCACTAGCCCCAACGTTTCCTGATATGAAAACTGGATCACCTTTACGTAGCGTTACTGAGTCTGTGTTTTTGCATGCTTTTAAAACAGCGCCGTCCATGTCACCTGTAATGTGGTCTACAGTTAGCGCCTTTGTGATTGTTACGTTTCCAGGGAAGGTTGTGGTTGTGTTGCTGTTTCCGATACGAACATCATTTGGCGTTGGGTAAAGGTATCCTGTCGAAGCAGCAAGTGTATCAAGAGTAACAGCAAGAGATCCAGTAGGCTCAATTCTTATGGTGTTTGAGTCTGTTCTAAAGACCAAGTCACCGCCGTCTGTTCCAGCAACTTCTGAATAAAGACCATTGTATGTTTTTGCGTTTATCCAATGACTCCACGAAGTTGTTGGATCTTCTGATGCAAAAATGTTTAATGCTGAAGTAGTATCAGTTAATACGCCACTAACGTGCATCGATCCGCTTACGTAAATGTCTGGATCAAGTCCTATTGTTGTTGATCCTGTTGCTTGCGTAACGTAAATACCGCTTGTTGAGCCGTATACAGCGGTAACGCCCTGGTTTGTGATTTCTACTGGATTTCCCGATGCATTACCAACAAAAAGTCTTTTGTCTGTTATGTTTACCGCAAGCTCGCCCTGCAGCAACGATCCGCTTGTTGGCGTTGACGTAGATGTTGTGGAGTTTTTTGTCTTTATTCTTGGCATTACATTAAATATACACGAAATTACCGCTGAGCACTTTACAGATCTACAAGATCCGTCTAAGTGTATTATAGCATATGGGGAGCAATGAAAGCAGGGTTAAAGATTTTATCGCTCACGTTAAGGCTGTGGCAAAAGAGCACGGAGTAGTTGTAAAAATAAAAAATAGCAACAACGTCAGGGAGCCTGCTGGTAACACCCTTTGCTGTGGATACTTTTTAGATTCTGATAACGAAAAAACCATAGTGGTTGCCAGGGGCGACAGGCCGCTTCACGAATGGCTTGGGTTTCTTGTGCACGAGTACTGCCACATGATGCAGTGGATAGAGCGATCTCCGGCTTACACGAACACGTTTCTTAAAGGCGGTGAGGACGCAACTTACAAGCTTTCCCTTCTTGAAAACGGCGAAGCAAACTACAACAAGCGTTTACGCCGTGTCTACACTAAAAAAACTATTGCCTGCGAGCTTGACTGCGAAAGGCGAGCCGTTAAAACTATAAGAAAATTTGGACTGCCGATAAATGTTGAAAATTACAAAAGATCTGCGGCAATAACCCTCTACAAATACTGGGTTCTTTGTAATACTGGTAAGTGGATTGGTGATTCTTTTGAGAGAAAAAGATCGCTCATAAATAAAGTAAAACCGTCCCTAAAGGGGCGGTTTAATTGTGTGCCGAAAGAAATAGAGGTGGCTTTTTCACACATCAGCACATAAGATGCTGTAAGCCTTTTCTATCGATAACCTTTTGTCTCTCTCCACACACGGTACTAATCCAAGTATAAGAGCATCCGTCTGTATAAAAATCTAAAATTTGCTGGCCCATTACGGCTTGACTGAAGCCTAAATTGTTTACACTTGGCGTGCCTGAAATAGCATTGTTCAAACAGTCGCATTCGGCTTTTCTTGAGGCTTCTGCTCTTTGCGCTGGGGTTGCGTTTTGTGGCAATGCTGCAACCACAGAGTTTGCATACGATTGGCATTTTGCAATTATTATGTCACCCTTCGTAAACTTTTTTGTTGAGCAAGGGTTGTTATTATTCCTTTTAATGTCTTTTGCGCACTGATTAGATCCAGGGCTTCCAACAGATCCAGACAGTTGTTTAACAGCCTCACATATTTTAGTTATACTTAGTTGATTTGTGCCTTCTATGCAGCAGTTGCACGAAAGACTAGTTGGTGATTTTGTACCTGGCGCAATTTGCGTGTCTTGCCGCGCAAACAACATAATGTGTTTTTTAATTAATCTTTCTAGTTTACTCATTTTCTAGCCCCGCCTCGCTGTTTTCTCTGTCTTCTTCTTCTCTTTCCCGTATTTCGTATTCAGCTTCTAACCAAGTGTCAGGCCAGTGATAGTAAGTACCACCACGGCTTAGATGCTGCATCCAGCTTAGTATCTGCTGCAAAGTCCATCCTCGTTGTAAAGCAGCACAAACCTCTCCAACAACAGTTGGTGTCCATAAGTTTTCTGTTAGGCCATCTTGTATAGAAATTGCGACTCTTACAACAAGCTGCTCTGCGTCAGACCCAAGTGGAAGATTAAGAGCATTTACAAAACTCCATATTATTGACCTGACAATCTCTGAGACTACATCTGTTTGTCTTCCCAAATAAAACCATACAGACAGATCCCACAAGATGTTTTCAACAAGCGTAAGATGCACAACAAGCATTTCTGCCAATGGTCGTGTAAATCCAAGGTGGTACATCAAAAAATAAACGATTGCATCATTTATACCACCAAACCTTCGAATTATTGAATCAAGTATATCCGACATCCACGTATCAAATTTTGATGGTGCTGACAAAGAGTGGGTTGGTGTTCCCTCTATTGGCACACTTGGCTCATCAAAACGCGTAGGAAAATCCGCAGCTGCCGCGTTAATGTGTTTTATTATGCCCAACCGCATTTGATCCATAAAATTAAATACACGAACACTACAATCCTACATGAACAAGAGGAATTTCGTTGTTTACGATATTGAAACCACTGGTCTAGATTATGAAAACGGTGCCGAGATAGTTCAAATAGCTGCAGTAACACTTAATTACTCGGATTACGAAATATCAAAAACAATTCCAGAATTTTGCATTA